ATAGGTAACGTTCCTCTGTCTCATCTTGTCGTATTCCCGTCTTCGTCTGTCCTCGTCACTTTTAACCAAAATGAGGAAAGTAACTGACAACCAGTAAACTTTCCTCATTCTTCTCTCAAACACTTTTTATATGCACTTTCGAAAATAGAAAGGGTAGCCTTTTTTATTCGTTGTAACTGCTTATATTTCAACGAGTATTGAAAATGCGCATTTCTTATGTTTGTCAATGCTTTTATGCAAGCTAAAACACATAGTCTTCAATGAGTTTTCTAAAAATGGCAATGATTTTCATTACCAATTAGGGTTACTTTTTATGCTGTTTTTTATAACGCTACCCTTTTGTTTTTGAAAAGGGTACCCTTTCGTTTGCCTTTTGTTTGGGTTATGAATACATAAAAGGTAGCCTTTTGTTTGCCTTTTGAAAATTGAAGTATGGGGGAAAAAAACGACCTGTCCTCGCGGACAGGTCGAGCCTAAAAAACTATGAGTAAACAAAATGAGTCGGTCTAAAAGTAGATGAAGTAGAGACGGGGGTTATTCGTCGTTGTCATTTTCTTCGTCTTTGCCACAAAGGGCGCGAAGTTTGTCCTCGATGGTGAGGACGTTGACGTTGGCATTTACGTCCATGTCGATGGCTTTCATCTTTGGTGTGTGGAACTCCAGTAGGCGCAACTCGGCGTTCACGCGGTCGTCTGGCGCGAGAGCCTGAATGTCAAGGTCGAAATGTGAGAGTGTACGTTTTTTGCCGTCGTCACACTTTACTTCCTTGGGTTCGAAGTATGCCAAGGAATGTGATTTGATGAAGCCCTTGAGAGGGTTTTCCTTGTTGGGTGTGCCTTTCTTTCGCCCTCCTGTTTTCATTCCTTTCATGTGTTATTCTCCTTATTATATAGTGGTGTGATACAATAGTTAAAAGTGTGGGGCAAAGATAGCGCATTAACTTAGCGCACGATTTATAAGTGTTGAATTACAGAACAATAAAACGTGAAATGATATGGGATTATTTGGTAGCATAGCAGGAGGTGCGCTCGGAGCAGCTGCAAGCATATTTGGCGGCATCAGCGCAAGCAAGGCGATGAGACGTGTGAAGAAGCAGCTGCAAGCGCAGAAACAGGCCAACCAGAACTGGTATGACCGTCGTTATAACGAGGACGCGACGCAGCGGGCGGACGCTCAGCGCATACTCGCCCAGACCGAGGAGAGCATAAAGAACCGCAACCGACAGGCGGCAGGTGTACAAGCCGTGATGGGCGGTACTGACGAGAGCACAGCAGCAGCCAAGGCTGCGAACGCACAAGCATTGGCCGATGCAACGTCGCAGATAGCTGCTGGTGCGGATAACCGCAAGGACCAGATAGAACAGACCTATCAGCAGCGCGACTCGCAGATTAACGGTGCGCTGAACAATATGGAAATTAACAAGGCACAAGCCATCAGTCAGGCCGTGCAGGGTGTTGCCAAAGCAGGTGCAGGGATTGCTGGAGCCTTCTAAAAACAGTCAACATGAGTAATTGGACAGAAGAACAGCAGGAACAATACGGGCAGGGCAATGATGGTGGATATACACCACCTAAAGGTTCGCTTGGCTGGGCCGAGCAACCTGCACAGCCCGAGCCAGCACCCAAGGGGACGTTGGAATGGGCAGAGCAGACACCGCCACAACCTGCCCTTGCCAAGGGAACGCAGGAGTGGACGGAGCAGAATGCCGGGAACGGGGAGGGCAAGCCTGCCCCTGCCACCGGTACTGCACAGGAAGCTGAAGACCCGGCAGGAGTGCCGGCACACAATGAAACGGCCGCCAGCGGAAACAATGCCAATGACGTGATGGGCTACGACCGGCAGATTGCAGCCTTGAACGAAGCCGCCAGCAGGTTGAAGCCGGAAACTGAGGAGGAACGCAAGAAGAGAGAACGCAGTGAGAGGTCGAAGAGGATTGTGGCAGCTGTGAGTGATGGTCTGCAGGCGTTGAGCAACCTTTTTTTTACGACTCGTGGTGCTCCTAACATGTACGACCACCGGGAAGCGAGCCAGCTCACGCCATTGCAGGACAGATTGGAAATGCTGAAGGCGGAGCGTCAGGCGAATGCGGACAGGTACCTTCAGTATTCGCTCAAGGTTGGTGACTTGCAGAATGACCGTGCGAAGACTTTGCGTGAGTTGGAGGAGCAGCAGGAGCGCATGAGGTTGGCAAGGGAGAAAGCGCGGCGTGAACAGGAGGCGCACGGATGGCTTGCTGCATTGCAGCCAGACAAGGTGCGAGAACAGGCTGGTAAAGCCACCAAGGCCGAGCAGGAGGGCATTACCGCCACCGAGGAAGCCAAGAATGCACCTGAGTTATACAAGGCTAAGGTGGACACAGAGAAGGCGCGCGGCGAGGCTGCAAGAGCATCAGCAAGTGCAAGCAGAGCCTCTGCAACCAACTCGTATGCTTCGGCAAATGAGCACAACACCAATGCCCGGGGACGTTTCCAGTGGTGGGACGAGAACGGGAACATGCATTATGCTAAGACTCAAGACGAAGCCATTACCAAGGCTCGCCAGCATGGAACACTTGACAGTGTGACTGTGAACACTACGGACAGCACTGACAGTGATGTGGTGGTACGTGGCAGAGTTACGGGCGCGAAGAAGAAAACCGAGAAGACAACTTCAAAGAAGGTGTTCTATCCTGGAATCAGGAAGAAACCTGCCGCAAAGCCACAGGCTAAACCTGCCGCAAAGCCACAAGGAAAGGGTAGTGGCAAAGGGGGGTGGGCTTCCGGGCTAAAATTTTAACGTAACAACTTACAGATATGCCAATAGATAACAGCAAATTGAAGCAATTGTACGCCACCTTGCAGAAGGGTGGGTATGAGCAAGACTACGATACCTTTGTCAAGGGCTTCACTGGTAACGACCATTATGCAAACCGAAAGCAAGTTTATGACCTGCTTTCGGCTAACGGTGCTCAGATTGGTTCCTCGTATGAGGAGTTCATGCAGAAGATGCAGGCACCCAAGCCACAGGCACAGGCGCAACGCCCTGCTGCACCGCATGCGAAGCCACAAGTAACGACATCGGCAGCACCTGCTCAGCAGAAGCCTGCGGCAACAGCAGCACCAGCCCCGCAAAAGAAAGGCTGGCAGCCCACGGAGCAGCAGAAAATACAGATGAGTTACAATCTGGGGCAGATGAGGCAGCAGGTGCAGCAGGGCATTGCCAACACTAACGCAAAGATTGGCCGCATTATGATGCCTGTAACCAAGGAGGGGCGCAAGAAACTTAGCGCGGGCAGGTTTGCAGCCCAGTTGGCAGGAACTCCGACGAGGGTTGTTGGTTTTGCGCCCCCGCAGCAGCCGTCGCAAGGTAAGGGCGGTGGCCAGCAGCAGGGTCAGAAGCCTGTGGAGAGCGAGCAATCACCACTGCCATACGGTGTGGTGTACGAGAATGGGAAGCCCAAGACGCAGTGGCTGCTTCCTGACGGCACGCTCACCACATCACTCACAGAGGCCAATCATGCTGAATATGCGGCAAGAAAGACGCGTCTTGCCCACCAATTTCAAGACCGCATGAAGGAGAATGGTCTTGACCCTAACAAGCCGGAAGATGTGCAGAGACAAGCGCAGCTTGACTATGAAGCACCTCTGCGCAAGGCATTGGAGGCAGAATGGCAGCGTGCCGAGGCTGAGGACAGAGCTGCCGATGAGCAGTACAGAAAGGATTATGAGAGAGCCAAGCATGGCGGTTTCTTTGACAGACTGAAAGATGCGCTGCTTACGCCAACAGACCCTAATGGACTGCCCATGCAGAGTTCGGCAGACTATCAGCGTGACCTCGGACGGGCCATGCAAAGGAAGCAGACTTTCAATCTTGAGACATTGGCGCAGGCGGTATATCAGAAAATGCCGCAGTCGTACCGTGACAGTCAGATATTGCACTACTCCGACTATTTCCGCAAGCACCCGGAAGAGTTGAAAGGCAGGAGCGTGGCGCAAGCCGCCAAGGAAGCCTTGCAGGGAGAGGTGTACCGTGCCACCTACGACAGAGCCGTGCAAGCGCACATGCCGAAGAGCAAGACAGAGTTCTTGATGCGCAAGATAGCCGACCAGCCATTTCTGTCGCAGTCAATGGCAATCGACATGGCAGCTTCAGCCCTCACTGGCTCGTATGGCATGAGCCAGGCCGAGGCAGATGCCATGGGACGGTATGGACAAGAGCACCGTACGATCGACATTGTTGGCACTGTGGCTAATATGGCTTTTGACCCTGTTACCTATATTTCTGGTGGTGTAGGTGGTGCAGCAGCGAAGAAAGCCATGCAGTACACCGGCAAGGCCATGCTTAAAGGTGCGGGCAAGGAAGTTGCCGGGCGATATGCAGGAAGAACCATGGCTGGACGATTGCTTGGCGGTGCTGCTGGTGGTGTCGGCAATTTTGCCACCTACAACACTTTGACGAACATCGAACAGCAAATGCGGCTTGGTGGCGCACTTGACCCGGCAACCGGTGAACGAGAGTTTAGTGGTTCTGAGGTGCTGAAATCAACTCTACATGGAGTTGTGCTTGGTGCTGTAACAGGTGCATTGTCCCCTGTCATAGGGAATGTGGCTGACAAGTGGGTGAAAGCCACATCGAACACTGCCGGCAAGGTCGGTATTCGTGCAGGAGAGCTTGCCACTTCTACCATTGCTGAGGGTACCATCTTTGCTGCGCCAGAATGGGTGGAGAACGCACAGTTGGCAGATGATAACCCCAACAAGCGCAGTGCCATGGACATTTGGACGGACAACTTGGCCATGATGCTGGGTTTCAAGGCAAGCCATGGCATAAAGAGTGCACCGCGGGTTATTGCCGGAATGCGCCCTGTTGCTGAGCCTAAGACCATGGAGGAGCGCAACCACAACCGCATGAGCTTCATGGAAAGGTTGCGCAAACAGCTGGATTCCAGTCCGCGCGACCTTGACTTGACACAAGAAGAGCGTGAGGAACTGCGCAAGCAGGGCTATGGGGAGCTTGCCGACTTGTTCAGGTACACGCCCAAGCAGAAGCCTGCCAAACCACAAAGCGAGGCTAAGCCGAAGATGACGGACGGCAAGACCATGACATTTGACATTGTGAAGCACAATGGCGTGGAGGAAGTCAATGCCGAGCGCGTGACCAATCCGGAGTTTGACGGATATTCGGCAATGGAGGCCCTCATGCAAGACCCTACCGTGAGCCAGAGCACGAGAGCCAAGGCTTACTATATCCTCACCGGGCGACAGTTGCCTATGGGAACCGTTACCGGGTATACGAAGGATAAAGACGAGCACGGCAACATTTACGTAAAGGCAGTGACTGCCAATGGTGAGGTGGTGACAAACAAACGTTTTGCCGACGAATCGTCAGCCAAGCAGGAAGAAAACAATATTTTGCGACAGGCAGAACTGAACTCTGTGGACGTTGGCGAGCGATATAAGGAGACTGCGGCCAACATCAAGGTGGTGCAGGCTGCAGTGGAGCAGGTGGCACCCGGTGCCGACTTCGGGACCGTGATGCGCAACTACAAGGCTGTGAAAGAAGGTGATGCCGATGCTGTGCGCAACTACGGCGGAATGGTAAGGGATATTGACAAAGCCATTGAGGCCAACAAGACAATGGCAGACGCTGAACGCCCCGAAGCCATTCGTGCTGCCATCAAGGAAGAGACAGGCGTGGACGTGGACGATGCCATCAAGAAAGGTCCGGGCAAGCGCAACGAGCAGGAGCAAGCTGCCGTGGAGGACTACATCAGGCGACTTTATCCGGTAGAGAAAGGTTCTGAGGCAGTAGCAGAACGGCCCATGTTGGAAGAAGAGGCAGGAGCGTCCGCCATTTACGACCAGTCGCGCTTGCTTTGGGACAAGGTGGAGCAAGGCGATGCCGAAGCCAAAGCCGATGTGGACGCCATCGTTATGCGTATGCAGGAGGCCTACGAGCTCTGTGAGGACGCTTTCGGAACTGATGCCGAGTGGCGCATGGCAGAGATGAAGGAGGACCCGTGGGCGATGGTGAAAAATTCTGAGTTGACGGAAGACCAGCAAGACGCAGTGCTCTACTACATCAATGCCAAGGCTGCAATGGACGGTGTGCAGGACGCATCGAACGATGCCATGGACAACAAGCGCAAGGAGGTGGCCGCCAATGTGGAGCGTCACACTCACAAGGACAGCGGCATGGTGCTGCCAGCTACCATGAAGGTGGAAGACAAGCCTGTGTATGTTGTCAAGGGCAAAGTGGCGGTGTACCCCGACGGTTCGGGCATAGACGCTGCCAAGTCAGACCAAAGCATTGTGATATGCGATGCCGAAACAGGTGAATACATGTTTGCCAGTCCAGACCAAATTTTCAACGTGGGTGAAGCCATTGACCCACAGACGGAACTCGAAGAGGCATACGCCAATATACAAGCTGAGCATGAAGCCGTGCTGGGCGGTACAGCCAATGAGGAGGAAACTCCGAGTAATGCAGAAGCCGTACCTGCCGCCGAAGCAGATGCTGCCACCGCAGACCAGCCACAGATGACTGAGGAGCAGGTGCAACAGTATGGGCAAGGTGTTTTTGATGCAGCCACACATGGTAACGGCGGCATCACCCTGCCAGAAGAGCAGGTGCAGGGAATGCAGCAGTACAACCGGCAGATGCTGGAGCAGCAGCAGCGCAAGGCTGAGGAAGCCAACCGCCAGCCATCTGCCCTTTCGCGCATTCCTGTTGACGGGCAGACTGGCGAACCCATGTTTGAGCGTGCCGACCGTGAAACCGCCCTCGACGCACTCAACGAGGTGACAGGAGGCAATGAGGAAAACACCACCTCCATTGTCAATGCGCAGTTGGACCAGGCCAACAAAGCACTTGACGCATTGAGGAAGAAGGCACCGACCAAGAAAGCCCCCGCGCTGAAAGGTTCGCCCATGCAGATGGCCAAGGCACAGCAGGAGGCAGATGCCGCCTACAACACCGCCATGGAGCAGTATAATGCCCAAGTGGGTGCAGCCGAGGAGAACTTGAATGCCTGGACGCGCATCTACACCCTCATGAATGACCGCAAGCGTTCGGTGCGTGAGCAGCAGGAAGCAGCACAGAGGGAACGTGATGCCAAATTGCACGATGAAGCTGTGGCACAGTTGGAGGAGCAGAAGCGCATGGCCGCTGAGAAAGCAGCCGAGCAAGCCGAGGTCGGCACCCATGCCGTGAACCCGAAGATAAAGGCAAAGTGGGACGGAGCCACCAAGGTTGAGGGCAATCCTAACGCTATCACCCTTGCTGACGGTTCGACCCTGCGCGGCCACTATGTGCTGACAGAGGCCGGAGCGGCCACCGCCAGCCATGACGTGAACAACGCCTACGAGCCTGCTGAAGGTTTCCCTGTTGACGAGAATGGCGAGAGCGTGAATGACCGTGACTACAAGCGTGACAGAGACGCGCAGCGCATTGTGCAGGATATTGCCGACAATTACGACAGCCGTGCCCTGCAAAGTCCCGTCATCGTCAGCAAGGACGGCGTTGTGCTGAGCGGTAATAACCGCACTATGTCGGGCGAGATTGCAGCAAAGAACGGTACAGACAAGGCGTATGTGGACCACTTGCGCGAGTTTGGAGCCATGTTCGGTTTTACTCCCGAGCAGATAGAGGGCATGCAGCACCCGCGCGTTGTCTTCGTTCCTGATGAGGAATTGCCATACGATGCTAATACGTTTGCACGCTTCAATGCTGAACAGCAGAAGAAGCAGAGCAAACCTGAGCATGCTGTGAAGCTTGGCAAGATTGTTCCTGACAATGTATTTGCAAGCATTGTTGGTGATATTAGTCGCTTTGACCGCATGTCGGACTACTATGCCGATGGAAATGCAGTATCTTCTGCCATTGGTCAGTTATTGGAGGCTGGTGTTATTAACGAGATGCAGTTGCCGGAACTTCGCACTGGCAATACTTTGTCGGCAGCAGGTAAGGAACTTATCGAGAACACACTTATAGGCAAGGTCTTCCAGGCTTCGCCCGATGCTGTGCGTCAAATTATCAGCACACCTACGCTTCGCCAATCTGTGGTTATGGGCTTGAATGAGATTGCAAATAACCGTACACTCGCCAAGAGTGGTTATGATCTTAGCAATGAGTTGGCAGCAGCCGTTGATCTTGTAAATCGTGCCAAGTCAGAGTCGCCTGAAATATACAAAGAAGGTATGCCTGTATCTTCTTACGGCAGACAGCAAGGTTTGTTTGACGATGAATACGGAGATAGCCGTGTAACTGATGGCGTGACGCTTATACTTGCTGACATATTGAACAGCGGTAAGCCGAGCGACTTGCGCAAGTTCCTTTCAATATATAATAATGAAGCTGCTTCACCTGCAAACGGTCAGTTGGACATGTTTAGCGGTGGGGTGACTTCAAAGGAAGAATTGTTGAACCGATTAAATGAATATTTTAGAAATGCAACACCAAAAGAACAACAAGCAATCGTTGATGCCTCAGTTGCAGAACGAAAACAGAGAGCAGAAGCAGCTGCGCAAAATGCAGATGGTACTGGGCGCGATGGAGAAGACTCAGCCGAAGCAACAGCCGAGAATGGAGAACCATCGGGAGAGCTGGATAATAATGGACGATTAGAAGAGCGTAGGGCAAAAATATTGTCGAATATGGGCGACAAGTATTCTTTGTCAAAAGAACATGCCGACAATGGTGAATCCTTTATCCAAAATGAAAATGGCTCAACGAACCTTGCGAAAATCCCCGATGAGATATTTGACCGCATAGGTATTCCGCCTGTGCCGTTCAAGTTGACTGAAACAATGGGATGGCACGTGTTTGACCATCACGGCAAAGAGGCGAAGCTGAATTCTATAAGTGATGCCGTTGACTTCGTCCTGTCGATTGTCAATAATGTTGACCATGTGAGATTGGGGCGTGACAATAGTTATATTTTCTCCGTTGAAAACAATCGAAAGAGAGTTGGTAGACGCGCTGTTACGATAATAATTAACAGCAAGACTGGAGAATTTATGGGTATTAGAACGTCTGGATACGAAACGCTGAAGAATATACAAGAAAGACCATTGCTTTGGGAACGGGGCGCAGATACCGCTCCTGAAGATGTCGCAACTCCAACCATTACCACTATCGAACCTCAACAAGGCGACGAGAGAACGAGCCGCACTAAAGATCAGAGCAATGTATCTTCCGAAAGCAAAGTTATAAATAATCAATTATCTTTGCAAGGAAATGGCGAAAAATCTTCTGAAAATAAAGGTGAAGCATCATTGTCTGCCAAGATTGAAGCAGCTTCAGCCGAAGTGAACACCGACCCCACCGAAGCACAGAAGGAAGCCGGCAATTATAAGAAGGGACATGTGCAAGTTGGCACGTTTGACATCACCATTGAGCAGCCGCAGGGCAGCGTGCGTAAGGGCACCGATACTGATGGCAAGCAATGGGAAAGCAAGATGCACAACACCTATGGCTACATTCGTGGTGCAGTGGGTGTTGACGGTGACCACATTGACGTGTTCCTCTCCAATGACATTGACGGTTGGAACGGACACAAGGTGTTTGTCGTTGACCAGTACAACCCTAATGGCACGTTTGACGAACACAAGGTGATGCTTGGCTTCAATGATGCTGACGAAGCGAAGAGCGACTATCTTGCCAACTATGAGAAAGGTTGGGAAGACGGGCGCAGGATTGACATTACTGGCGTGAACCTCGAAGACTTCGAGAAGTGGATAGAGTCGAGCAAGCGTAAGACTAAGCCATTTGGTGAATATGCGTCGGTGAAGAAGGACGTTGTGGAAGTCAATGCACCGGAAGTTGGCTATTCTATCACTCCTTCCACCTACACCAACAAGAAGGGCAAGACGAGTAATGTTTCTCTCCTTACCTTTGACAATGACTTGACAGCTGACCAAGAGAGAGCAGTGAAGGAGTTTGCCAAGGAACGGACAGGTGAGGGACGCTTTGCCCCTGCACGCGGTTGGAAAGACCGTGAGAGCGGCGGCTGGATATTCCGCAATGAGGAGGACGCACGCAAGGCCGCTGAAATGGTTGGTAATGAGGAGGCCGTGGCAGATAACCAGCCAATGACAGCGCAGGAGCTTCGTGATGCAGTGAAGCCGAAGAAGCCAACGGCACGCAAGAATACCGCTGCCAAGAAGCCTGCAAACCGTGTAGAGGTTGCAGATGTGGTAGAGCAGAAGCCATCAGAGCCGACTAAAGCTGAGCAACCAAAGCAGGACGGTGAGAAGAAACTTGTCATTACTGATGAAATGATGCATGATGAGGACATTCTTCGTGAATTGCTTGGTATTGGCGATGAAGAGTTGGACGGAGGCATAAAGTTCCGTGACCCCGATGCGATGACCTCTCAACAGAGACGTTTTGTGTACAATGCAGGTGTGAACTACTCATTGGGGTATATTGACCAAGGCTTTGTGGCATTCCCCGAATTTGCAAAGGCAATGGTCGGCCGTCTCGGCTATAAAATCAAGCCGTGGCTGAAATCTTTTTATGAGGGTGCAAAACGAATTCCTGGTTATGACCAAGCGATGTTTACTCCAACAGAGGAGGTTGATGGCTTTGACGTGGAGAACTTCGACAAGCCTAACAAGGACGTGTTGGCACAAGCCAACATGATAGTAGAGGAGAATAAGGCACAAGTGGCCGCAGACAAAGCAAACAACGAACTAAAGACAACAAGAAATGAGCAACGAAAAGAAATTGAAAAGCAGACAGCAGCAAATACAGATGCTGTTGCAGCAGAAGCAGAGACTATTGCAAGCAAAGCAGAAGCTCTCGCAAAAACTTCGAGCGACGAGCAAGCCCTCGCAGGAGCAGCAGAGCAAGTAGATGGAACTCTCGACAAGGTAAATGAGCAGCTTGCCCTGCTTGGGTACTATGAGGCTGAGGAGGTGGAGAAGGACTACAACGAAGCATACGGCTATATGCGTAATGCTGAGAAGAAATCCGTGAAGGACGCGGCCAACCTTGCAAGCCAGTTGATTAACGACCTTGGACTTGACCGCTTCGAGGCTACTCATACGGACAAGGTAGACAAGAAGGGCAACCGTAAGACGAAGCCACTTGCAGTTTCCAACATATCGCCTGTTGGAGGTGATGTGTCTATACACCTGCCATTAGAAGAAGGACGCGAGCTGTATCTGACAATAGGCGTTGAGCCAAGAGCAGCCAAGGGTGTAGATGGCTTTGGAGGCAGCGACCTTGAAATTACTCACATCATGTTCCGTGTTGACCATTCTGAAGGCACTGGCAATGACCGCTACGGTAGGAATGTCTTCGTTGACAGCAAAGTTACGTATTCTGACCTTTTGAAGCAGGTGCAGCGTGAAGCCTATAAGTATCTGACCGGCAAGGCAGAAGCCAAGGAGGGCGAGTACTATTCGGGTGACAAGGTGGAGTACAGTCCCGATGGCGGCAGAACATGGCATGATGCTGTTGTGGCGCAGCCTAATGATGAGGGTGGCTTCCGTATTGATACTGGTCTTGCTCCTGCCATGTGGGTTAATGCTCATTCGGACCAGTTGCGCCATAAGGCAGAAGCGCGCAAAGACGAGGACATCTTCCAGAAAGCGGAGCGCATTGCAAGTGAGAGTCGTGATAAACGAGCCAAGAGCAATGTTGAAAAGCTAAAGCCTATTGGTAAGGGTGCATTTGGTGACGTATATAATCAGTTTCAGGGAAATGCGCAAGAGGCTTTTGCTTTCCTTAAAGAAAAAAGAAGTGGCGATGTACTTGGAGTTTTCCGCAGAGATGGTGTAGGTAACATTGATGTAGTCTGGGGTGATAAAGGCGGTGGTTTAAGCCACATTATAGATAAACATGTTGGAGAAGGAAAAAGTTTCCTTTCTGTTGATGAGGCTGCAAAGGTCATAGACAGCATCATTAAAACTGGTGATAAGGATTTTGAGAATGGTGACAAGATTGTATTCAAGAAAGGAAGCAAACTTGTAACTATACGCAAGAATGTCAGAGATAAGGGCAGAAAAATAGCCGACAAGAATTGGATTCTGACGGCTTATGATGAATTGTCAGCTGATGGAGACGTAAGTGCTATAGCTCCAAACAATCAAGGTCAAGCTGCACGGACCACTGACAATTCACGTGGCAAAGGTATAGGAAATTCTCAAAATAAGCAAGAGGACCAAAAGGAAAAGACAACCAAGAAAGTTAAACCAGAGCAGCAGGTAGGCGATTTGTTTGCCGGGCTGTTCGATAAATCATCAAACAATGGATTACAAGGAAATGATGCTTCGATACGCACCGAAGCAGTGCCAGCCGACTATAGTGGACAACGGCAAGGATTACGAGGAAGCCAAGGAAACTCTCGCAAAACAGTTGCACAAGAAGGTGGAAGACCTGACGGAGGACGAGGAGGACAAAGCACTGGCAAAGATAGGGCTGTGTCCGCTGGACTTCATGGACTGACCGAGCCGAAGAACACACGCAACAACCATTCAGAGCGTGGCGCAGACCATGCGCCTACTTCGGTGAATGGCAGGATAGAGGCCAACATCAAGGCTATTGAGTTGGCGCATGAATTACTTGAGAGCGGTGAGACAGCCACTCCCGAGCAGATGAGTATGCTTAGACAGTTCAGTGGTTGGGGAGGTCTTGGAGCTGCTTTCAGTGACGGAGGCTACGACTGGAAACAGCGTGAACGCAACAAGAAGATACGTGAGTTGCTTGGAGAAGAAGCCTATGAGCAGGCCGTTATGAGTGCCAATAGTGCCTACTACACTCCTGCATACGTTGTTGACACACTTTGGGACATTGCAAATCAGCTTGGTTTCAAGGGTGGCAACATCTTGGAGGGTTCTGCAGGTATTGGCAATATATTGGGGCAGATGCCTACAATGGTAAGCGGGCGCAGTGACATTCACGCCATTGAGATAGACGGCACATCTGGTGGCATACTCTCATTGCTCTATCCCGATGCCAAGGTGGAGATACAAGGTTTTGAGCAGACACGCATTCCTAATGGCAGCGTGGATTTGGCCATTACCAATGTGCCTTTTGTAACTGGATTGCGTGTGAATGACACCACAGGCGACAGCGACCTTTCTAAGAAGTTCCACAATATCCACGACTTCTGCATAGCCAAGAATGTGCGTAAGTTGCGTGAGGGCGGCTTGGGTATCTTCATTTCTTCAAACGGCACACTCGATAACAGCAAGGCTTTGCGCGACTGGGTTGTGAACGATGGAGGTTCGGACTTCATCGGAGCATTTCGCATGAACAACAAGACCTTTGGCGGTACAACCGTCACGTCTGACATTATCGTTATCCGCAAGCGGGTGAATGGTCAGAAGTCAGCCCAAGCCATTGACGTGAGCAGCATCAGCGGTGAGCGTACAGCCGAATATGAAGAACCAGGCGCACGCAAGGCCAAACAGCTCTCGATGGACTACAACAAGTATTTCATCGAGCACCCCGACCATATGGCCGGTGAAATGCGCTTTGCCTTTGAGGCAGGTGATACATTCAGACCTACCAGCAAGGGGCTCTACCCGGTAAGCGGCAAAGACCAAGGCAAGATGCTGGCTGATTTCGTTAAATCGTTCACAGAGGAGACAGGTAGCAGCGTGGCAACCATGGAGAATGCTAAGCCATCTTATGTGAGCGATGTCTCTGCTGACGGCAAAAAGCTTGGCGAGATGTACTTGAAAGACGGTAAGCTCGTCACCGCAGGATTTGGCGGTTACTATCCGCTTGAAGTGAACGACAAGAAGATAAAAGGACACACCAAGCAGGAGTGCTTCACTGCTTATGCTGCCATCAAAGACGCATTGGCCGAAGTCATGCAGTACCAGACAGAGAATGAAGGTGATGAAGGACTGAAGCCATTGATTGCCAAACTCAACAAGGCCTACGATGCCTTTGTCAGTACTTACGGTCATTTCAATAAGAACAACCAATTAGCATGGTTGCGCAATGACGTGGACTATCCTAATGTGTTCTCATTGGAGACATATAAGGAGCAAGGAGACGGCAAGGGTGGTGTTGTCAAGACCTACGATAAGGCCGATGTGATGAAAGGCCGAGTAGTGGAGAAGGAAAGCGAACCTCACCCCGAAAATGTCAATGATGGCGTTGTGGTGAGCATGTTCAAGAACGGACGCATAGATGTTCCTTACATTGCAAGCCAGCTTGGAAAGAGTGAGGCGGAAGTGAAGCGTGAAATCATTGACTGCGGACTTGGCTTTGAAGACCCTGCGACACGACAGATGGAAGTGTCATACCAGTATTTGAGCGGTAACGTGAGAGAGAAGCTGAAACAAGCTGAGGCCAACAATGAGAATGGTGAGTACAGCAAGAACATCAAGGCATTGCAGGACGTTGTCCCTATGAATATTCCTGCACACTTGATAGATTTTACACTCGGCTCGTCATGGCTTGACCCAAAACTCTATGACGCGTATGTTAAGGAGCGTACCGACATAGACGTGCATTTCACAGCTGCTGGTGGTACTTGGTTCATGAAAGCCCCGACTTATGGTGTAAACGTTGAGAAGAACCGTGCAATGGGTATTGTGAGCGAAAAGCTTAAAAAGACCATTATGGGACACGAACTCATTTCAGCTGCAATCCAGAATAAAAGTATAGTCGTGTCACGTACTGAAAAGCATTTTGACGGCACAACGGAAACCGTTACAGACCGTGAGGCTACGGCAGCATGTGCAGCCAAGATAGACGAGATACGTCAGGACTTCAAGGACTGGGTGCGCGGAAAGATGCAGCGTGACGCGGACTTGTCAGCACGCATGGAGCAAGCGTATAACGACCGCTTCAACAACTATGTTCCTATGAGCATACCTAATGACTTTGTACCTGAATACTTCGGCGGTGCGACACACAAGTTCAAGATGCGCTCACACCAGGGTAAAGCCATTGTACGAGGTACGATGCAGCCATTGCTGCTTGCCCATGAGGTTGGCACCGGGAAGACATTCACTCTTATCTCCACTGCTATGGAGATGCGCAGACTCGGCACGGCACGCAAGCCTATGATTGTGGTGCAGAATGCCACAGTAGGACAATTTGCAGCCTCAGCTAAGGAACTCTATCCGAATGCCAAGGTGCTTGTGCTGGACGATAACGACCGTGATGCAGAGGGTCGAAAGAATTTCTATGCCAAAATCAAGTATAATGATTGGGATATGGTAATTATCCCTCAGAGCACGTTGGACAAAATTCCCGACAGCGACGAGCGTCAGATGCAGTTCAAACAGGACAAGATAGACGAGAAGATGCTTGTGCTTGAACAGATGCGTGAGGCAGACTCCAGCGGCAGAGATCCTATAACAAGGCGTGCAGAAAAGGAACTTGCCGACTTGCAAGCAGAAATGGCAGCATTGACAGAAGGCATTTCAAAGAAGCGCACAGCCAACGATGAAAAGAAGAAAGCCGTTGCCAAGCAGAACGCAGCTGTCAAGGCTGAGGAAATGCTCGACCGTCGCACGGATGATGTGGAGAATTTTGATGATATGGGCATTGATGCCTTGCTCATTGACGAAGCACACGAATACAAGCACCTCGGTTTTGCTACAGCCATGCAGCGCGGTGTGAAAGGCGTTGACCCTTCATACAGCAAGAAGTCGCAGGGTGTGTACTTGAAGACGCAAGCCGTATTGGAGAAGAACAATGGACGCAACGTTATCTTCGCCACTGGTACGCCTATCAGTAATACAGCTGCAGAGATTTGGACTTTCATGCGTTATCTCATGCCAAAGGACACCATGAAGGAATACGGCATATACTACTTTGACGACTTTGTGCGCAACTTCGGCAATTTGCAGCAGATGATGGAATTCAAAACAAACGGCAAGTTCCAAGAAGTGAACCGCTTAGCAGGATATGTAAACTTGCCGGAGTTGGTTCGTATATGGTCGGGAGTGGCAGACACTGCATTAACCAAAGACCAGACGGAGCTTGTTAAGAAAATACCAGAAATGGAGGGCGGTAAGGCGCAGAACATCTATTTGCCACAGACCCGTGCATTGCGCAGCGTGATGAAATATGTGCGTGAAGAACTTGAACGCTTTGACCAGATGAGCGGCAAGGAGAAGAAGGAAAACAGCAGCATACCTCTCACTATGTATGGTATTGCTCAAGGAGCCGCTATTGATGCCCGACTTGTGGAAATGCACGCAGAGGATGATCCGAGGAGTAAAACTAACGAGGCCGTGCGCCAGATCTTGCGTTCGTTGAAAGAGACTGACGACTACAAGGGTACTGTAGCCATCTTTGCCGACCACTACCAGAACAAGCACAGTGGTTTCAATCTGTATGATGACATCAAGAAGAAACTCATCCAGCAGGGTGTGCCTGCAAGTGAGATTGTAGTGATGAAGTCGGGCATGAAGATAAAACAGAAGTTGGAAATCTTCGACAAGGTGAACCGAGGCGAGGTGCGTGTTATTCTCGGTAGCACTGCAACCCTTGGTACTGGTGTAAACATACAGGAACGTCTGCATACCCTTATACACCTTGATGCGCCAAACCGTCCGATGGACTACACGCAGCGCAATGGTCGCATCTTGCGACAGGGTAACTTGCACAAGGAATGGAATAAACCAGTCCGTGTGCTTCGTTTCGGTGTGGAAGATAGTCTTGACGTAACTGCATACCAGCGATTGAAAACCAAAGGCGCGATTGCTGATAGCGTTATGGAGAGTGACCGACTGATGCAAGACAGCATGAATAACCGCGTGCTTGAAGAGGAAGAAGATGTGTTCGGCGATACTGTTGCCCAACTCTCGGGTAGCGAATACGCCCTGCTGAAAAACAATGCGGAGAAGAATGTGCGCAAGTATGAGAGCCGCAGAAAGCAGTGGGAAGCCGACCAAACCTATATTCACAATGTCAAGCCTAAGTTGGAGGGACAGATAAAGGCCGCAGCGCAACGAGCTGAGGAGGCTAACGCCCATCTGCTTGCAGTGCAAAAGGCATTTCCTGATGGTAAGTTTACGGAGATAACCGTAGGCAAACTTAAATTTGCTTCGGTTGATGCCATGGCTGACTTCATCAAGGAACACAACAAGAAAATCCTCGATGCAGTAAAGGCGATGAAAGAGAACCCCGGCAATAACGTCCAGACAAATGCTCTTACTTTGTCATTGGGAGGTTACGACTTTGTTGTCAAGACAAAGATGTCGCGAGAGACTGTGAACAATGGCGGACTGCTGTTTGCCGAGATACATCGCAAAATGAGCTACTCATGCCCCGAACTTGGGCTGAATGATGTACCCGTAAAGCAGTCGCTCTTGCGCAATGCTGTTGAGGACATTACGGAGAATGTAATCACAGGTAGGGACTTTGCCGAGCGGTTCGACATTGCTACACGTATGGTACAGCACGGCAAATCAGAGTTAGAACAGCTGAAGCAGCGTGAAGGTAAGCCGTTTGAGTTTGGAAAGGAACTCGAAGAAGCCAAGCGTCAGTTTGAGGAATATTCCGAGGCCATGAAGGTAGAAATGGCAGAAAAGGAGAAGAAGTATGCCGAAATGGACGCAAGTGTTGACGCAGCTACTGATGTCGTTGCAGACGATGAGGGTGAAGACAGCAGTAAACACCGTATGCTTGATGATGATGCACAAGATGTAGTGGAACCTGATTTCATGAGAGAAAATCTTTCAAATGCGATGGAGGAACGAGTAACTGAGTTGTCGGAACGTTTGCATACTCCTGTGCGCATTATCCGTACAGAGGAAGAAGTGGCCGCTTTGCCAAGTGTGCGCCAGCGCAGAATGAAGGGTAGCTTCAATCCTATGACCGGCGAGGTGACCATCGTGGTTCCGAACAATGCTAACATGGCAGACATTGAGAATACGTTTGTGCATGAGGTTGTGGGGCATGATGGATTGCGTGTGTTGTTCCCTGAGGAGGCGAAGCTGAACAATGCTCTTGATGAACTTTATCGTGTGTCTAAGGACGAGATACGCGGCACCATTGACCGCATGGCGCAGAAGATGTATGATGCGGAGGTGGACCGCTTGCGCGAGAAGAAGCGCAAGGAGCATGAAGCCAATGGCGAGGATTCCAACGCCAGTTACTATGCCGACATGGCAGAAGCCCATGCGGAGGCAAGCAAGAAGCGCGAGCAGTTCAAGCGTGATGCCACAGAGGAGTATGGAGCTGACCTTGCCGGACGTATCGGTGAGAAAGGCTTCGAGAAGATGAGTGCCGAAGAGCTGACGTTCTGGGGCAAGCTGAAAGCCATGCTCCAGAAGGCTCTACAAAAATTGTTGGACGGATTGAAAATCCCCGGCAAGAGAAAGTGGGGTGATAAGGACTGGGCGTTTGTTCTGCATGAGGCCTACAAGCGTAAGAAGAATGGTGGACGGCCTACTGTGTTCGATGCCGCAGATACTGAGGTGATGAAGCGCAAGACCGGGTTTGATGAAGCAGCAGACCGAGAGGCAGAAGGCAGAATGAGTGACAATGAACGGTTCAATAGCGAACTCACTCGTTATCAGAACGGAGACATGGATAAGAATGAAATGCTACACCTTGGCAAACCGCATGGTGTAATGCGTCAGTTCCTGCCCGACCTGCCTATTGTCATGCGTCAGCGTATTCTCAAAAAAGGTAGCGTGAAGAAGCACAATGTCGATGTTGCAGCACTTGCTAACATGCCACAGCATTTATCAAGTCCTATTTTCGTATTTCAACGAGATGACAATGCCCTTGGCGTTCTGACAGAAATGCAAGACCGAGACGGAAAGAATGTGTGTGTTGCAATAGAATTGAACCGCAAAATACAAGATGGCGGTGAAATACTGGAGGTAAATGACATACGTTCCGTTCATGGTAGAAATGTCGCGGACATCGTATTTCCCATTGTTCAAAATGGAACGTTGAAATGGGCAGACAAAGAAAAAGGTCTCGCTTATCTCTCCTCAGCGTCCCAGTATGTTCAGCAGGAAATAGACAAGCAAGACCTTATTGATGCGACAAATGTAGTTGAAAACTTTGAAAATTCCAAAGTTTCAGACAACAATGTTGCAGAAAATGAGGGGCTATTGTTCCGTGACGGTGACAATGTGGACTACGAGAAGGCACAAGCGCGCAACCTGTATGAGGAACGTGTGAGTCGTGGTCTGTACCAGATGCAGGAGGCCCTGCAAGATAGCATGCTTGGACTGAAGGAGGCTATGGAAGCAGTGCTGAAAGCAGAGGGTAGGGACCTGTCTGTCGAAGACGTGGACGGCCATGAGAACGCTTATCTTGGCGAGAACCGGCTTTCATCGGTGAACCAGGCGGAATGTGATGACTTTGCACGCCGTCTTTTCAAGCCTATGCTTGAAGAGGTTGCGAAGCTTGCCAAGACGGCGGACGGGCGTGCCGCACTTACGGACTACATGATGGCCAAGCACGGACTGGAGCGCAATGATGTGATGGCACGTCGGGCGGCGGCGAAAGATGCATTGTCGGAGTTCTATTCCGAACTTCGTGATGCAGAGCGAGCAGCTGCCAAAGACCCCCTTGACCAAGATGCGCAGGACGCACTTGACGATGTGAAGCAGCGAATGCACGACCGAGAGGAAGAGCTTTACTTTGAGAACCGTGAACGCGACTACTCTGGCCTTACGGCATTGACAGGCAAGGACAATGTGGTGGACGCAGAAATAGAAGCCGGGCGCATGGTGCGTGACTACGAGAGTGGCCATGACACGGCCGCGTTGTGGGATAAAGTGAATGACGTGACGCAAAGCACGCTGCACAAGGCATATGCAAGTGGCATGATAGACAGGAATACATACAACGACATACGGACGATGTACAAGAACTACATACCTTTGCGTGGCTTTGACGAGAAAACGAGTGAGGAAGCTTATTCTTATCTTCGTTCCCGACAAAGCATGTTCAATGCTCCCATAAAGACTGCGAAAGGCAGAAAGAGCAAGGCTGATGATCCGTTTGCCAATATGGAGGCGATGGCAGAGAGTGCCATCATGCAAGGTAACAGGAATGTGCTGGTGAAGCAGAAGTTCTTGAACTTTGCGCTGAAGCACCCGAGTGACCTTGTGAGTGTGAGCGACCTGTGGTTGCGCTACGATGATGCCGCAGACGAGTGGCGAGCTGTCAACACTGGCGATGTGGCAGGTACGGAGACTTTGGAAGCAGACGACAGCCCCGCCGAAGTGGAGCGTAAGATGGCGGATTTCGAGGAAGCAATGAAGCAGTTGCAGAAGAAAGAACCAGCGAAATACCGCAGGCAGGAGGAAGACCCGACCATACCATATCGTGTGGCGGACAAGTCAGACCTGAGAGAGCACCAAGTGCTCGTGAAGCGTAATGGACGCGACTATGTGCTGACCGTGAACGGCAATCCAAGAGCAGCGCAGGCCTTGAATGGGGAGACGAACCCGGATAACGACATGTCGGGTGCAATAGGAGCAGTACTCCATTGGGGTGAGGCAGTGAACAGACAGTTGAGTGCCTTCTACACAACGCGCAACCCGGACTTCGTGATGTCGAACTTTGTGCGTGACATGCTTTATGCCAACACCATGGTATGGGTAAAGGAGAGCGGCAACTATGCATGGCGCTTCCACCTAAACTTTGCGAGAGTAAACCCTGTGGTGATGAAGCGTTTGTTTGCAAAACTTCGTAACGGCAAGTTGGACAGGTCGAACCCATTGGAGAAGCAGTTCCGTGAATTCATGCTTAATGGTGGCGAGACCGGTTATTCGTTGATAAAAGACATTGATCGCCGCAAGAATGACATCAAACGTGAGTTGAAGATGTACAATGGCAAGTTGCCGTTGCGTAGAGCTTGGAAGTGGCTTGGCGAACGTTTGGACGAGTATAACCGTGCAGTGGAGAACTGCGCACGTTTTGCCGCCTACCTGACTTCGCGCCAGATGAAACGCTCGATAGAGCGGAGCGTGTATGACGCAAAAGAAATCAGCGTGAATTTCAACAAGAAAGGCAGCGGTGCTAAGTTTATGGGAGCTGTGGGGCAGACCAAGACGGGCAATGCCGCAGCATTCGTGTCAGGCTTGGGCCGCAGTGGCTATGTGTTCTGGAACGCAGCCGTACAGGGAACGACGAACTTTGGCAAGCAGGCAGTTCGCCACCCGAAAAAAGCCTTTGCCGCAATGGCCGCCATGTACTTGTTGGGTGTCCTTATGGCAGCATTAGGTCATGATGATGACGAGGACAAGGACAATAAGAATTCGTATTACAACTTGCCCGAATATGTAAGGCGCAACAACATTGTGTTCCGTCTGCCTGGAATGGACGAGAACTGGGTGAGCATTCCGTTGCCGGTGGAGTATCGTTCGATGTATGGCATGGGTGAGTTGGCGGTGAGTGTCCTTTCCGGCAAGGAGCACTATACAGGGGGCGAGATAGCTGGCCAGATGGCTGGGCAGATGACTCAACTTCTTCCTGTAGACATGCTGGAGGGCAGCGGCGGTTGGAAACCGTTTGTACCAAGTGCAGTCAAGCCATTTGCCGAAGTGTGGACCAATAAGGGCTGGACGGGTATGCCAATATACAAGGATACTCCTTGGAACAAGGACGCCCCCGAATGGACGAAAGCATATAAAAGCGCAAACGGCATGTTGGTTGGCATATCAGAGTATCTGAACGAGTGGACAGGGGGCGACCCTTATACGAAAGGTTGGATAGACATCAACCCTGCCAAGGTTGAGTATCTGCTGAACGGCTACTTTGGCGGTGTGTCGAACACTGTGGACAAACTGATGAAGATGGGTGAGACTGCCGCTGGTAATAGAGAGTACGACCCTCGCAGTTTCCTCTTTGTGAACCGCTTGCTGAAGAGTGGTGACGAGCGCACGGAGCAGCGAGCCGTCAACAATGAGTATTTCCGTTTGAAGGAAGAACACGACAAGTTAAAGGCGCGTCTGAAACATTATGAAGACGACACTGCCAATGGTGTGTTTGACTATGCGGAAAAAATCAGTTGGTTGAACAACTCCCCGGAATACAGGCGCATGGTGCTGTTTGAGAAATATAGTTCTGATATAGACGCCATTGCAAGGGAGCTGAAAGAGCCGATGAGCGACAATGAGCGCAAAAGTCTTGAATCGGAGTTGAATGCTTTGAAGAAAGAGCTTGTGGAGGCTGCGAACGGAGAACGCAGGCAGCAATAGTTAAACGATGAGGGACGGTGTGGAATATTAATTTTGCAAGAGCGAAGAAATGTTCGCACCGTCCCCAATTATATACAAAAGTATGGCAAAGACGAAATTACATAAGATGAGTCGCGTGATGCCACATGAAGGCATGAACAGCGTGAAGAACGCCAAGCACAACCTTGGTGAGAGCCGCGCCTTTGAAGTGTTGTGGCAGGCGCAGCAATACTGGCTGGCAATGGACACGTTCCGCAGAGACAGAGAGAGGAACAAGAATTACACCTACGGGCGGCAGTGGGAGGACTATGTATGCGTGAATGGCAGAAAAATTCGCGAAGAGGACCTTATCAAGAAGCAGGGCAACGTTCCGCTAAAGAACAACCTCATAAGGCGCATGGTGCAAGCTGTGCTTGGTGTGTACCGCAGCCAAGCCAAGGAGCCCACCTGCACGGCAAGAGACAGGGACGAGCAGCGTTATGGCGAGACGATGAGTACCGTGTTGCAATGTAACATGCAGCTGAACCGCATGACAGAAATAAACGCTCGATGTATGGAAGAGTTCCTTATATCGGGTTTTGTGGTGCAGCGCAAGTGGTATGGCTGGCGGGAAAGCAAGCTGGACTGCTGGACCGACTATGTGCAGCCCAACAACTTTTTCATAGACAACAATATGAGGGATTTCAGAGGTTGGGACTGCAGTTGTGTGGGTGAGGTGCATGACATATCGTTTGAGGAACTGTGCGGACGTTTTGTCAAGGACGGTAACGACTACAACCGACTGGCCGAGATATACAAGTTTGCCAAGGACAAGTCGTACCTCAGTGCCACGTTTGACAACTTTGGATATCCTCTGCAAGGTTATTATGACTTCCTTGTGCCCTATGACGCATCAAGATGTCGTGTGATAGAGGTTTGGAGGAAGGAGAGCAAAGCGAGGGTGCGCTGCCATGACGTGAACAATGGTGACGTGTTCAAGGTGGACATCGAGGATTTCCAGGCGCTTGTCGCGGACGAAAATGACAAGCGTCTGCAAGAGGCCCGTGAGCTTGGTATGGACGAGAGCGACGTGCCGCTTATCCGCTATGAGTGGTTTATGGATAATTACTGGTATTATTATATGCTCACTCCGTTTGGTGACATACTGGAAGAAGGCGAGACCCCTTATGAGCACAAGAGCCACCCGTATGTGTTCAAGGCTTATCCGTTTATTGACGGTGAGATACATTCGTTTGTCAGCAATGTGATAGACCAGCAGCGATACACCAACCGGCTGATAACGATGTACGACTGGATTATGCGTGCATCGGCAAAAGGTGTGCTGCTGTTCCCGGAAGAATGTCTGCCCAAGGGCATGTCGATGGAAGACGTAGCCGACGAGTGGGCAAGGTTCAATGGCATCATCATGATACGCCAGCCCAAGACAGGACAGGCCCTGCCGCAGCAGATAGCCAACAATTGCACGCAGATAGGCATATCGGAACTGCTGAACATGCAGCTGAAATTCTTCGAGGACATATCGGGCGTGAACGGGTCCTTGCAGGGCAAGCCCGGTTATTCGGGAATGTCGGCCAGCCTGTATAACCAACAGGCTCAGAACGCCACCACCTCGCTGCTTGACCTGCTTGATACGTTCTCTTCTTTCGTGAGGGAAGGTGCGTACAAGGACGTGAAGAACATTCAGCAGTACTACGACACACCACGTGTGTTCAACATAGCCGGAAAGAACTCTACTATCGTGGAGTACGACCCGAAGAAGATACGCGACGTAGAGTTTGACCTCAGCATCGTGGAGAGTACCGCCACGCCAGCCTACCGCGCCATGACCAACGACATGCTCATGCAGTTGTGGCAGAACAAGGCCATCAGCGTGGAGCAACTGTTGGAACACGGCGAATTCCCCTTTGCCGACGAGCTGCTGCAGAGCATCAAGTCGCAAAGAGAGCAACTGCAACAAGGGCAAGTCCCGGACGGCATATCCCCGGAACTTGCCCAGCAGGTTCAGCAGGGAGCCAACATGGACGCAGTGAACCAGGCGCAACAGATGTTGCAAGGTTAATGCTATAGGTATTCTGTGTTTTTAGGTTAGAGTTTGCCAATTCTTTCTAATTCTTTGTAGGTTGGAAAGAATTGGCAAACTTTTATCAAAAAATAGATAATGCAGATAGTGGAATAAGGCTCTTTTGTCTGCCATTGGAATCTTTTTATTAAATCCATTTATCGGTCTTTTGCACGTTATTCGGGCTAAATATTACGCAAAACGCCAATTATATAACATTGATTGAATGAATTGTATCACTTTTCAGACAAAATATGCCGCAATTCAAAAGATGATTATTACCTTTGCACAAAAACTCAACGACATGTCTACAGATATACTTCGCATTATTGAGGGAGGACTCAATAATGATAAAAGAAAAATCCTCAATTATTCCATGAGGCTAGCTGAACGGCTCCGCTCTGAAGGAGATACTCAGTTGTCAAATTGCATATTGGAACAAATAAATGCCAATACAAACAGAAGTGCAGCTACAGCAGATGCAATGCGCATGATTCCATTAGATTCTGACAGCAAATTGCAGATTGTTGAAGTCATACCTGAAACTAAGAATAAAACAAAAATCATTTTATCAGATACTGTAAAAAATCAAATTGACAATTTGATTGATTTAGTGAACCATCACGATGAGATTGAACTTGCAGGTCTTGATATAAAAAAGTCCTTACTTCTCTATGGCCCTCCTGGTTGTGGAAAAACGTCTATTGCTCATTATGTAAGCGAACAGACAGGTTTACCTTTAGTAGTCGCGAAACTTGATGGAATCGTATCATCACTTCTTGGTAGTACCGCAAAAAATCTACGTAAGATTTTCTCTTACGCAAGTGGTATTCCGTGCATTCTGTTTTTAGATGAATTTGATGCTATAGCTAAAGCAAGAGACGATAGTCATGAACTAGGAGAACTAAAACGCGTCATAAACAGTCTTCTTCAGAACATTGACAATATGTCATCATCTACAGTATTGATTGCCGCTACAAACCATCCGCAACTATTAGACAAAGCTGTGTGGCGGCGTTTCACAATTAAGTCTGAAGTCAATCTACTAGATGAATCAAATAGAATGATTCTGATAAAGTTGTTATTAAATGGTTACAAATGTTCTGTCCTTGAAGATAGTGGAAAAATGACCACTTTCGCTAATCTTGTTGCATCCATGTCTCCGTCAGACATTTCAACATTGATTACTAGACTAAAAGTCAATAGTATAATCAACGGTTCAAAAGAAATCCATTATGAGAGCTTGATCCAGGCCATATACGATTATCAAGGAAAGGACGAAACAATCGAAAACAGGGTTCAATTTTATAACGCAAATGGCATTACTCAAGCAACCATTTCCAAAATGTTAAATATCAGTATAAGACAAGTTAGAAATATACTTTCAGAAAAATCACAAATTAAGTAATTATGGCGAACGAATTTCCTATACAATTCGTCCAATTTAGAGACGAAAGAGACGATTTTTTAGCAGAAGGTGGAGGTAATTCTACATTACCTACATGGGTTAATGATGAAACAATATCTGCAAACGCAACACGTATGCAATCCCATTTAAATGATCTGTCAACGAAATTTGAGAATAGAATATATGATTTGCCTATTCTAACCATTGTAGATTTACACGAAAAAGCAACTGCTAAATCTCATAGGGACTCAATATATTCATTACTCGACGTGGAGTCAAAGCATAACGTATTGAGTACACTGGCTTCTGGGCATCTTTTGGTTAAAGTTGATTCTGTAGATGATCTTCATAGAATATCAAGTCGCTTTGAAGTTACTAATAATCTCAGCAAATCTAGAAAGAAAGGATTAGCTGCTATCCAAGATATTAATCCATATCATGTACAAATAGAGGATAACATTGAAGATGCTGCCGTTGTAAAGATCCAATTAGCAAACTATCAAAATTCCATAGCAAATGAGCGATCTGTACGGATTTTTAATGAATTTTGTAGAGCGCACAATATTGAAGTAGAAGAACTTGACTATATCAGTGAACTGAGATTATACAAAGCAGAAAGATTAAATAGAGAGCAGGTTCAAAGTCTAGCTACAATGGACTGTGTTCTTTCTGTAATGAGGATGCCAACCATAGAATTTCTTGCAGCTCCAGATATTGAAGAAAGTGATATTTGCACAATGATTCCAGTAGACGATTGCGATTACCCTTCCGTCGGTGTAATGGATTCAGGAATAGAACAGATAGACTATTTACAACCATGGGTTGATGCTGCAGAAGACAATGCCGCTGATTTATTGAAAGAAGATATAGACAAAAGGCATGGCACTGCTGTTGCAAGCATTATAAATTATGGTGATTTGCTAGAAAATCAAAATTTAACAGCATGTAGCCCATGTAAAATTACAAGTTGTGTTGTAAATGGGAATATTCATATCTATGAACACGAGTTAGTTAAGAACATCAAGACCGCAGTAGCCAATCATCCTGAAATCAAAATTTGGAATCTTTCCCAAGGTATGGACTGTCCAATTTCAGATAATCAGTATTCTCATCTCGCTATTGCGCTAGATGGCCTACAGAAACAGAACAATATTCTTATCTGCAAATCGGCTGGCAATATAGAAAATCCAGACGGAAATACGTCAATGAGGATTACGAATGGCGCAGAATCTATCATGAGCCTTGTTGTTGGTTCAATTGCACTAAACAAAAAATCTGAAAGAGACGCAGAACCGAATTGTCGTAGCCCATTTTCCCGTATAGGGCCTGGTGTCGAAAATGTTACAAAACCCGACTTAGTTCACTATGGAGGAAATATTGACTCTCACATATCTGCATTTTCTATATACGGAAGACAAGTACGTTGCTTCAGTGGAACAAGTTTCTCTACGCCAAGAATTGCATCACTTGCCGCCAATCTTGAGCATTATCTCGGAAATAAATTTAGTCCACTATTAGTTAAAGCAATGCTTGTTCATAGTGCCTCGTACCCCATTAACAACCAAGCAGCCACACAAGAATTGAGAAAAGAATTTGGATTTGGGAAACCTGACGTTTTGGACAATATAATTCAAAATGACCTAGACGAGTGCACAATGGTATTTTGTCACACACTCGACAAAGGTAAGAACATTGTATCCTTGGACTTTCCATTTCCGACAAGCCTAGTTGAAGATGGTAGATTTTATGGTGATATAACAATTACCTTGGTAGTGAATCCCGTACTAAATGCCAACCAAGGTAGTGAGTATTGTCAAAGCCAAGTAGATGTTCTTTTGGAAACATACGATCACGTCGTCCAGGTCGATTTAGCGCAAGCCGCCATAATGCGAAATGAAACCCGCATGTCTAGTGACTCAAAAAATGTGCTGTCTGAAACTTTATACAGAAGAGCTTCACTCAAAACCGAGTATTTAGGGGAACGAATCTTGATAGAAAAAGGTGTAAAGTTCCAACCAATAAAAAAATACCACGTTAATTTAGAGGACATGACTGCCGCTAACAAACAAAAAGTACTTTCCTCAAACAAGAAGTGGGCGTTAAAACTTGAAGGCTTATACCGTCATGCAGCAGAACTTTCTCGAATCGAAGACGGGGTTGACATTTCTCAAGAAGTGGTTGTCATCATCACAATTAAGGATACAAAACATAGAGGTATTGTTTATTCAGAATGCCTTCAGTTATTGGAAGAACGTGGTTATATTCATCAAGATATTTCTGTACACCAAAATATCAATATTGATGTAGACGACAACGAATCTTCCAAATTAATACAATAAAAATGGTTGATACCATAATTAAAAAAGTGTATAGCTGAGAAAGGATGGCCATTTGTAAATACGGATGGCTATCCTTTCTCAGCTATTTTGGTGTTCCTAAATCATCGTAAGCATCCTGTCATAACGGTGTGAACCACAAGTCCTTTCTTCTTGGCATAGTCAATCATATAGAAGCCTCGGAAACGGGGCTTCTGTCTTTTCTAAGTGTACGGTTAACAATAGGCACCCATTCAGGCATTTCCATTTCTTGGAAGCAGATATGCAGACCTATTGCACGTGTCATGAGCAAGTCGTCGTGTTTGCCCACGATAGCGCCGTAAGCCCCATTCTGTTTCCGTTCATAAGTGTCGTATTCGTCAAGACACCTCTTGTCGCGCTCGATATAGAGGCGGTCGCGCACACACTTTATCAAAGTAGAGATAATCATCGGTTTGGTAGCCACATTTGTGTGGAATCCATACTTGCGTGGCGCCCCCTCTCGGATTTCCTCCTCCGACTGGCGGCGTGCATACAGGTTAGGGTAGATGTTGGAAATTTGGTTGAGAATATACTGCGACTGGTCGCCGCCCTCCACCTGCCGTTCCTTGTCGTGTGTCTCCAAGGTGTTGCTCTCGATGACCAAAAGCGACTCGTTGTAGTAAGCTGCAATTTGAGCCGCACGCCATGCAAGGCGGTCGATGTCGCAATGGCCGTACCACTGTGCCACCACCGAGGGTGGTTCGCTGCCGTCAATCATGCTCAGACGGTCGAACACCACGATGACTGACCAGTCGGCCTTGTTGGATCGTCCGCCAATATCCACGACCGTGAGATAGCGGTCAGTCACCTCTACATCATCGAAAACCTCGGGCTTCGCCCAAATGTGGAGCAAGCCCTGCTTGTCCTCAGAGAAGCGCAGGTTCTTCAAGGCATCCTCCCCTTCGTCGGCATCGGCATAGACCTCGCCGATGAACTGCGGCGGACGGCAATACGGCTCAAAGCGTTTGACCAGATACTTGTCGAACACCATTGTGCCCGAATGGACGAACGCCTCCGTGTCGTCAGACGGGAACTCCGAGGCCATGACCGCGAAGTCGTTCTTTCCCGAACGCTCACGGATATACCAGTTGATAGCCTCCATGGAAGCTCCACGTTCCCATAGCGACCACAGATAGCGTCCCGACTCCTCACGGTTGGACGGCACATTCGCATTGAATCGGTTGAGCCACAGATGCTGTGCAAAGTCACGCTGCTCGTCGGCTGATGCAAACGGTCGCGAATAGTGCTCAATCTGAAACCATGCGATGAAGAGGGCCTCGAACTGCGATGGTATCTGAGGGTCGGCAGCAGCAGAGTATTCGGTGTGGAAGAAATTGCCCGTACCATTTGCTGTGCTCTCCATGACAATCATGGTGTATGGTTCGTCGAGGATACCCGAACATGCGGAGCGCACGATGTCCTCGGGTGACTTGCCGTCCGTTTTTTTCCAAATTCCTACCTCCGACAAGTGAACGAGCGAATAAGCTCCGCCACGGCAACCGTCTGGCCGCTCGGCTGTGCCAATCTTAATTTTGCAGTTGCGCTGCGGCACACGCGACGTAGACCCCGACTTGCCCACGCCCACCAGTTTAGGCTCATTCTGCGAATACGCTTCTCCCATCTTGTGCAGGAACTCCACTGGGTACTTCTTAATCATGTTGTCGAACATGTCCTTGATTTCGTCAGAAGCCGTGCCTTGGTGAGCGATGATGAGCGAGTTGAGCCCTTTCTTGTGGAAGAACTGGAGCCACGCCATGTAGAGCTGCGTGGTGGTAGAGCCGCCCCACTGACGCGCTTTCAGCAGGATAAGACGGATCGGTTCCTTGGCCTTGCGCCTTGCCTCGAAGCGCGATACCAAGATGCGCTGTGGATAGTAAAGACGGAAAAGCACGTCCTTTCCCGCCTTTTTGTTGTGGATATACACCAGCGTAGCCGCCCAGAAAGGAAAGTCGTGCTTGTAGCGCAGGCGAATGAACTGGCGTGACACCTTGATGTAGTCGGTGTTGTCAGGCTCGACATGAAGCACGTCAGAGAGAAAGCGAGAGATGGAGCCAGCCTTTACCAACTTTTTTACAAACGTAACATTCATCATCTCGACAGGAAGCCACTGAATTGGAATGGCGAAGTCGGAGATACAGACACGCACACGTTCGCCCACCGACCCCTCGCCAGTGACGGGGTCGAAGTGGGCGTACATGATTTCATTGCGTCGGTCATTCTCCGTCAGCAATGCGGCAATCTCTGTATCTGTCATATTGGTTGTCATACCACCCATTTTTTATGCGGTAAATAAACTCTCCGACTGTGCGCGGCGTAAGGTAGAACTTGGGCGCAGGCTGGTTGACAATATTCGTGACCAGTTCATACACCGACTTGTCAGGAAACTCCTGCTTCATGATGATGAAGCGTCGGTAAATCTCCTCGAACATCTCACGCTTATTTCTCCTCATACGCGGCATGGGCTTGCCCGCCGCCATAGTTGAAATGACAATAGCTGCCCTCTCCTCGCTCACCCAGAAGCGAGAAGCAGGCGACTCAGCCACCAACTCAAAGATGACAGGCATGACGATGATGCTTGCTTCGGCAAGTTTTTCGCGGTAAGCCCTCATGAGGTCGATATTGCGTGCCCTCGTAAACTCTAGTATGCTGCCAAAATACTTCATAGTATCACTGTAACGCGTTGGCGTAATTAGTAAACAAGTTAACGGGTTGACTTGAATTTACGCCAAGGGTTATTTTTTTTCCTATACAAAGTTAGCGAAGCCAACTCACAATAGTTAAAAGTGGAAGCACGTCTTCTATGTTTATTTTTGCACTGAATATGGCACATTCTAAATTAAAAGAAGAAAATGGCTGAAAATAACCAAGTTAAGAGCAGACGCGACCAGCATCTGGAGCGGCTGAGAAAGAAATACCCCGGCAATAAATTCGAGGACGACGAGGAAATCTACGGTCAGATTTCCGACGATTACGACCAATACGAGCATGAATTGGACGGTTACCGAGGCCGTGAGAAAGCCTTGGGCGACATGTTTTCGGCCGACCCGAGGAGCGCCCAGTTCCTTGCCGACATGCACAACGGGCAAGACCCTGTGCTCGGCCTTGTGAAGAACTTCGGCATCGAAATCAAGGACGTGCTCGACAATCCCGAGATGCAGGACAAGATAGCCGAAGCCAACAAGGAATATGTGGAACGTGTGGCCAAGTCGAAGCAGCTCGACGAGGAATACGAGAAGAACATGGAGGTGAGCCTTGAGACCCTGCGCCAGTTCCAAGAAGAGCGCGGCATGAGCGATGAACAGATAGATGCCGTGGCCGATGCCATGCTCACCGTGGTGAAAGACGGCGTGATGGGCAAGTTCTCGCGCGAGACCTTGGAGATGTTCGTCAATGCCATCAACCACGACAGCGACGTGGCCAATGCCAGCGAAGAGGGTCGTGTGGCAGGACGCAACGCCAAGATTGTGGAGGGGCTGCGCAAGCAGAACAAGGGCGACGGTACGTCACCACTGAACGGCAAGAACGGAAACGCTGGAAGCGGACAGAAATCGCAGAGCATCTTCGACCTCGCCAATGAAGCCATGTAGCCCATGAAAGGAGAAGTAGTCAAGTTTCCACCCGATGGCAAGCGGCGCCTCCCCCTCAAAGGCAGTGCAGGACTATATACCCAAGTGCCGGGCGGTATGGCAACAGTAAGCAATCTCGCGAGTGCGACAGGCGGTATAGCCCCCGGCAAACTCGTACAGACCGATAACAAGTAACATTATTCACAAACTAAAAATTACAAGACATGGACGGAGAAACCGTACAAGTAGGTGGTACGACAACCACCACCCCTGCACCAGGCACAGCCGGCGTGCAGAGCCAAGTGCCGGGAGCTGCCACTACCGTCAGCGGTGTGGCAGGTGCGACAGGCGGAGTAGGTCCGGGCAATCTCGTGCAGACAGACCTCGACCAAGAACTCTACAAGTTCAAGAGTGACGACACCCCGCTTATGCAGCTCATGCTGAAAGCGCGAAAGGTAAAGGTGGGTTCCCCCGAGGTAGAGCACTACATGATTGACGAGCCACGTTCCAGCGTGACCACGACTACCAAGGTAACCGCAGGCGCAGGCAAAAATTTTGTGCTTCCGCTTCCCGCAAGCGATGCAGAAATACCTCGTCCCTACGGCACGTTGCTTGTCAAGGGCGTTGACGGCTATGCCGAGGACGGCAAGACCAAGACCCCCGGCAAAGACCTCATGCTGTTCGTGACAGGCCAAGACCCAACGACAAGCAACCCAATCGTGAGAGCTGTGAACGGCCCGAAGGCCAACACTACCGACGAGAGCTGCACCACACCCGAAATTCCTGCAGGTTCCACGCTCATCGTACTCTCGAACGCCCTCTACGAAACGCAGAAGAAGGTAGACCCCGACCTCATTGTTCCGCAGGGAACCACCGTGTACCTGCAGAAGCGTGGCATGAACCAGATTGTGTCCGACTACTATGATGCGCAGAAGAAGAAAATTCCGTTTGGCAAGGCCGTCATCGCCGAAGCCGCCATCACCAACTTCAAGGTGCGCGGCAACCGAACCCTCTATGCTGGACGCAAGGGCAAGATGACCGTGCAGACATCCGAGGTAGGTGCGCAGGTCATCTACTTTACGGAGGGTGTCCGCTACCAAGTGAAGAAAGAACTCCAGCATATGGGCAAGTGGGCAGTGGAGGAAATCATCGCTTTGGCCAAGATGACATTCACGGGCGAGGACGTGCCCAAGAGTGTGATTGCCCTTTCAGGCAAGAACTTCTTGGAGAATATCCAGTGCATTGATTACTCGAAGCACCCCGAAATTCAGATTACCACCAAGACCAATCCCGTGGGCTGGGTAGTGACCAACTTCCACACTGTGTTCGGCGACATAGAGTTTAAGCACGACCCGACCCTCGACCGCTTGAAGTGGAGCAACTCCGCGTTCATCGTGGCCCCCGACCGACTGGTGCACTACCAGTACTCTGCAGAACACTCGTCGAAAGACCGTGTGGAGGGCGAAGAGGCAACACGCGAGTCAATTCTTGTGTGGGACGCACTCGCACTCAAAGGCTCATGCCACATCTGGATTAACGGTGAGGGCGACAACGAGAACACCACAGCCACACAAATCCACTTGTGGGACAGCGCAGAAGCCCCTGCCGCACCAGTTGAGGGTGGTGTGTACTATCTGTTGCAGGACTGCCCCGGCATCAATGCAGAAGCCGTCAGCGGTCAGATGTGGCAGTATAAGAATACCGCATGGGCAGAGTATACAGGTGACGTAATGTCCACGGAGTAACCCCGAAATTCAAACAACCAATTCATCAATCAATAGAGGCGGATAGGTAGCAATGCCGTCCGCCTTTATTATTATAACATTCAATGTCAATGAAAAAGAAGAAAATAACCTACGGAGTGTTCGGCATGATGGAGTACCAATCCATCATCAAGATAGGACGCGCTACGCTCAAAGTTTTGTTCACAGATGGTTCCATCACCTCGTTAGGCCAGAACCCGGCACATTACACCACCAGCGACTTCCTTGTGCAGCACGCCATCGAGAACAGCCGCGATTTCAAGCGCGGCCGCATCAGAGTGGTGAATGCCATAGAACTTGACGAGGAGGTTCGCATTGAGCGTAACCACACAGCAAGTGCACAGACTGCACGAGCCAAGGTTGCTGCCAGTCCTGCCGTAAAGGTGGAGAAAGCCGCTGACAGCGCAGCCCCTGCTAAGGAAGAAGATACGGTTGTGGAAGATGTGGCGGGGAGCATGGAGACCGTAACAGGAACAGCTCCCGATGCAACAGAGGCAACTACAGAAGCCACAGGAGAGGCTGAGGACAAAGCAGCCGAAGGAACTGCAACCCCTACCGAGGTGGAGTTTTGCACGAACCAAGAAGCCAAGGACTACCTTGCTAACACGTTTGGCGTGAAAGGTGCGCTCAAGACGCGAGCCGAGATTATTGCTGCGGGTGAGACCTACGGCGTGAAGATAACTTTTGTGAAAGACTAACGACGCAGACGACATGGTGTACAAAATCGAAATTGTGGAGCGAGACGTGCGTATAGCCATTGACGAGAACAAGATCGGCGAGCAGCTCATCAGCGATGAGGACGTAGACACCCTGTCGTTGAATGACATCATCCGCTCAAAGATAGTGGAAGCCGTGAGGCGTGTAGAGTCGTCCGCTCCCGTTCGCTACTTGGAAGAGGGTCACGTGTTTGGCAATGCCATCTACTGGGAGCGTAACGGCAGCGGTTGGACTCTGCTACCCGATGATTTCATGCGTCTTGTAGCCTTTCGCATGAGCGACTGGGAACGTACCTGTTATATGGCTATATCTGCTGATGACCCATTGTATGATCTTCAATCTTCCAGATACAAGGGTATCCGCGGCAATGTTCAGAAGCCTGTATGTGCCATAGTGAACCGTGCAGAGGGCAAGGCGTTGGAGTTCTATTCGTGCAACAGCGAAGACGCATATGTCAAGCGCGCCTCGTACATACCTTATCCGGAGATAGACGAAGACGATGGCATAGACATCTCGGAGCGTTGTTATACCGCCGTGGCCTACATGACCGCAGCATTAGTATTAACCGCCTATGGTGCAAGCGAGCAGGCAGCTGCAATGAACACCTTGGCAAAAAGCATTTTTGAATAATGAGTTCAATACCGACGAAACAGATAGACGGCGATGTGGCCATCGGCAGGGACGCTAATGTAGGCGGCAATGCCACTGTGCGCGGCTCGTTGAAGGTTGGCCACGACCTGACCGTTGAGGGCTGGCTCGATGCCAAGAACATAAAAGGTCCGAACAAAGGCCTGTTCAAGACGGCGGCACAGCTACGCGAGGCATACCCCAATCCGCATGAAGGGTGGTGGGCATTGGTGACCATAGATGGCAGTGTGGCGTCAGATCATCTTGGACAGCTTTATGTGGCTGACGGTGGCGCGTGGGTGGCTCAGGTTGACAGCAAAGGTAATCCGCTGCTGAGGGGTAACCCGGTAGTTGACAGTACGAAGTATATTGACGCCTTGAGAGTTGATGTAAACAAGAACAAGGAAGATATACGCAGTCTTGGCTCTACTCAGGGCACGCAAGGCAACAGTATCAACACACTCAACACCCAAATGGGTACGGCCCAGAGCGACATCAGCACTCTGAAGAAGACGGTCTGCGACAACAAGACCGAACTTGCTGGCAGCATCAGCGGTGTGCAGAAAGACCTCACATCGTTCAAGAACACTAAAGGACAGCCCAACGGGCTTGCACCTTTGGACGAACAGAACCAGGTACCTTCGCAGTATCTGCACGACTATGTGGACGATGTGTTGGAATTTGGCGGTATGGTAAGTGGTGTCACGGTGCAATCAAATTCGCTCGAAAACTCCTCGACAGACAAGGACTGCAGTGTGGTGTACAACAAGAGCACAGAATGTTTTGTGATAGCCTGCACCACGACCACCGATGCAGCCTGGGGTGTGAAGCAAGTGACCTACTACAACAACTGGATAGACGGTGACCTTTACGGCAAGGGCACTCTGAAAGGCCGTGTGCCCCGCAGCGGCAAGGTATTCATAGACGTGAGCACGAATAAGACCTACCGTTGGGGTAATGGCACACTTGTCGCAATTGGTGGTTCCACAGCCCAAAATGGCGTTCAAGGCACAAGTGAGAACTATGTGTACTCATCGGCATCAGATGAAACTCGCACGGTATTGAGCGGCAAGATGTGGACTTACACGCATACAGATGGTAATTTGTTTTTGCGGTTCAAGAAGTGGGGAGCTAATAATGACACTGCCCAGCAGGACTATTGCCAAGTGATGCTAATGGGTTGTGTATCGAATGATAAATGGGGACTAATGAACCCTTACGTGTATGCACGATTGAATAATCATACTTTGGCAGAAGGACAGAGTACGTTGGACGCAGTCAAAGTGAACTACACACGTTTTGACGATAGTGGCAACAAAGTGCTTACGCTCACGAAAGCAACTTCGGCCAAGGCAGGTGTGATGACGGCCTCCGACAAGACACTGCTCAGCGGCCTGGGCAAACACCTGCACCCCGACCCCGACAACCTCACCACTCTCGAGGCCCTTAACACCGCCCTCGACGCCATGGGCCCCGACACCGCACAGGGCACACACCATCTCAGCTGCTGGGGCATACCCCTGGCCGTCACCCTGGCCGTACTCAACGTGGGCGACAAGGTGCTCATGCAGACCATCACCGGCTCCATTACCACCAACACCGCCGCCACCGCACTGGCCACCATCAACGCCCCGGGCCACTACACCACCCTCGTGCGCTATTATCAGGAGGGCAAGTGGGGGATATGGGCTTCTATTGGCGATAGCATATCGGCAAGTATCAATGTTTCGCAACTCGACACTTATTTTATGAAAGAAGATGACAAAGGCGGTGTTGTAGTAGACATGGTAAAGTGTAAAAATGCTAAACCCATTTACGTTGTGGTGGACGATGAAGGCAATCGTGTGGGCTTGCTGTTTACGCATAGTGACACCATGAAACATTGTCTTGTGCTGAACTTGTTAACGCACATAACGCTCGGGGACGATGGTTCACTAATTACGAGTGAACATAAGCACACATACGATTACCCCAAGTTCTATCGCAAAAACCTTGGTTTTAAGTTCTTTTCAAATGCAGGTGAGAGCGACCCAAGCTATTTTGAAAAGTTGCATGCAAGCAAATGGTATTGCCCACTTGATGAACAGTTTAAGGAAATGGTGCCTACGCTGCAAGGTGGTGCTGCAGGCGATGGGAAAAAATACATTTACTCGCAAGGTGGTAGCGATAACACTCGTACGGTATTGGGCAGCAAAATGTGGATATACCAGCACGGTGACTACAACCAGTTTCTGCGCATCAAGCATTGGGGCGCCGCCAATGACACGGCCGAGACCGACTACTGCCAGGTGATGCTGCCCAACGCGTGGACGGGGGGCACAGGGCTGCTCAAGTGGGACGTGTACCGCAGGCTTGACGCATTTGAACTGCGTGAGCAAAATTCAACGGCCACAGAGGTAAAGATTGTAACCCCGATTTTTACCACAGGCGGCACGAGAGAGCTAAGTATATCACAAGCCACCACGGCCAAGGCAGGTGTGATGACAGCTGCCGACAAGAGTAAATTAGATGGATTAAGTGATATTTCTGCCGAGGGTGCACGCGCTGCAAAAGCCTTGTACAAAGCCACCGGAGGCACAAAACTATTTGGTCCTAATAATATCTTCGATACAAAAAATCGTACATTAGGTGGCGTTGTTGATAAGACTCTATATGACAGTTCGACTCCAACGGAGTACACAAAAGGGAGTCCTTTTGAAGTATTTTGCACGCAAGGCATTAAGTCTGATGTAGACAGCAAGAAGTATATGATATGGTTCGGGTTGCGTAAAAGTGCGACCTACATAGAGCGATATAGTTGTCAGCAAGTTATAGGGCAAACCGAGGCAGAGTTTTACGTGTATGGAACTCCTGTAGCGTTCCGTCTGAATAATGGGGAAGTGTATACCCCTCAGAAAGGTAGTGGAGGGTTGGATATAGGTACGTCTACAAAATATATAGTGTCGCGAGAATGTGTTATTCCTTCATATAGTGATTTGCATGATGCTGCAACAAGTGAAAAAGACGGGTTGATGTCTGCTGCTGATAAAGCGCAGCTTGATGTGATTGCGGCTTCGATGGATTCCTTTGGCAACAGTATTACGGAACAGGCTAAGCGTATATATGACTTGGAACAGTGTAAGCCTTTGGCTACGAAGAGTAGAAATGGCTTCATGAGTTCTGAAGACAAGACTCAGCTACAGGGCGCGTTTGCTGATTTCAATGCTCGACAACGGGCAAATGACGTGGAAGGTTATGTTGGCAAGAGTAATGTAATTAGTGTTCCAGGAGCTGTTGGTACCACCAAAATTGCTGCTGATATTTATCGGAATGCTGAAGAACGTGATTATACCCCAGGTGCTTCTTTTGGCGTGTATATTTCGGCTGGGTACGATGAAAACAATCCAAACAAACAATGTGTTTGGTTTGGCTTTCCCATCGAAGCAACCAAGTTCGTGCGATATCGTCTTGATTATTGGTTGCATGGTACTGCTGACACTCTTGTCGGCAAGTACTTATGCGACACCAACGATAAATACTATGCGGTTCGCGAAGGTGCTGTTGGCGAATATATATCCGAAGCTTTAGATGATACCCCTTGCATCATGACCATTGCTGAAAAGCGTCTTCTTAATCAAATAAAACAGAAGTTGGGGTTATAAGTAGGTGTTAAAACGAGTAGAACGGGGTTCGGATAGTGTCCAGACTCCGTTCTTGCATTTTATGAATACCGGTGTAATCCGGTCGGAAATATATTGGGGTGGGGGAGTACTCCCTGGTAGTACGTTCCGTTTTTTCTTGCTCCTGACTTCCTCACTTTTTGTGCCATTGTGAATGACGCATGTCGAAAAACAATGAGATATGTCATTTGATTGGGTGACGCATTGACTTAGTTTGCAGTGACGGCTATGGTGAATTTAGTTTGTAGCTATCCGCTAATGCGGGAGACTTGTGTTAGCCGCTTACCGCGGGGACATAAGCACATAGGTTTACATAAGAAACACATAAGGCTGCTGCGCGGCTGACGGCCACGGACTAACGTCCGGGTGGCCTCAAGAGACATAAGGGCTGACGCCGTGGGGTGGCTTGGTAGCCGCTAACGCGGGAGACATAAGAACATAAGGGCATAAGAACATAAGATATGACGTTTGTGTTAGCCGCTAACGCGGAAGACATAAGGACATAAGGACAGAAGTGTTCTCCCTCTCCGTTTCTTTCGCGTCAGCGAGATTTTTTTGCGGTTCTGCAAAATAAGAGAAAGTTGTATGATATGTCAACTTTTTATATTACCTTTGCCTAAGGTAGGCTGCATCTCGGCAAGACATTCAAGCAAGCTTGATGTTTTGCACTCGATTTGCACTACCTTTTCATAAAGTAGGCTGCATCTCGGCAAAACATTCAAGCAAGCTTGATGTTTTGCACTCGATTTGCACTACCTTTGCACTATGAAATCAGAAAGGGAAATATTGGTTTACAAAGATTACTTTCTCAAGTTCTACCGCGCCTTGGAAGCAGGAGCACAGAAGAAAATAGACTATGTGCTTGACGTGCTGAAGATGCAGGACAGAGTGAGCGAGAAATTTGTAAAATACATAAAGGACGGTATCTATGAAATAAGAGCCTCCCACAATGGTAATATATACCGAGCGTTCTTTATCTTCGACGAGGGAAACATCGTGATGCTATTCAACGGCTTTCAGAAGAAAAGCCAGAAGACACCCTCTAAGGAGATTGCAAAGGCGCTTGAACTTAAGAAGGAATATTATGCAGGAAAGAAATGACATTACCAGTTTCGATGCTATTCTTGATGCCAAGTATGGAGCAGTAGGAACTGCGGAACGAGAGGCGTTCAGAAAGGAAGCTACCAACTATTGCGTAGGACAGATTATCTATGATGCCCGAAAGCAGGAACACATGACTCAATCAGACCTCGCGAAGAAAGTGGGGACTGACAAGACCTACATATCTCGCATAGAGAAAGGCGTGATAGAGCCTGGTGTGGGAATGTTTTTCCGCATCATTGAAGCTCTCGGTTTGAAAGTGGACATTGTACGTCCGATAGTATAACAAGGAACAAAAGGGAGAAAATACCACGCGCCGCTGTGTTCTGCGGTCTGGCAACAACTCGAATGCGAACAGCTGCGGTCGGCTGATATTCTTGTGGCAAGCCATGAGTGCGTTGTCTTTTATGGAAACGTCTTTGGCTAAGTTTAACTCAAGTCCGGATTTAGCTGGGTACGGCTTGAAAGGCCAAAAGTACAAACGTAACCTCTAATGGAGGCGTCGCGGGACACGCGGGAAAAATATGCAGCTATTATTAAGTAGCGTCCGTATTTTCCTCCTTTCTCTATCGCGCGGGACGGGGCTGCTGAAAAAACCGACGCGGGACGCGTCGCCCCCATTAGTGTTTGCGTTCCCTGTCAGACTGACAGGTAAAAAAGCAAACTTGAAGTCAGGGAAAGGACTGTTGTTCCCTGGCATATTTGACACAGAATAGAGAACATACAAAGGGCTAACGAGAGAGAAGCAGAGAAAATCTGCTTCTCTCTTTTTTTGTGGCACAACAGTTAAAAGACCCGGATATAGCCAAGTGGCTAAATTTGCCGTGAACTAAAATTGACGACAATGAAGAAGATAATCAAGAGGCTCAGAGATAGCAACAGGAGCAAGCATATTGCCGGCGGCATGGTAATAGGCTTTGGTGCGGACAGCACCTGTAGCGCAGCCCATGCCGGGGCAGGTGTAGGACGACTAAATAGAATAGCGGTATGGCAGTAGTGTTCAAACTTTGGAAATTCGCCGCCATGGCCGTGGGCGGCATGGTCGGCTGGCTGGTGGCAGAGTTCAGACCAACATTCCCCTTGATAGTTGTGGCCGTCATCTTTATACTATATGATGCATGGACCGCTTTCAAGCTTGACAAGCGTGTGCATGAGTCATATCCTGACAAGACGAGCAGGGAGAAAGCCAAGTTTACAAGTTTTGCCTTTGGCAAGGTGGTGAAGCAGACCATACCCAAAAGGTTTTGGCTCATCATACTGGCATACTTGGCCGAGCACTGGGTGTTCGTGTACATGCAGGTGCCGCTGTCGTATGTGCTGACAGGTGTGATATGCTTTGAGCAAGCATGGTCGATACTGGAGAACGAGAGCAGCTGCCGCCCCGAGGCAGAACACCGCTTTTGGAAGCTGCTGCAACAGATAATGGTAGACAAGACGGCAAGGCACTTTGATGTGAACCTTGACAGGCTAAAAGACGAAGAAGATGGTAAAAGTACTGATTGACAACGGCCACGGTGAGAACACGCCCGGCAAGTGCAGCCCCGACAAGCGGCTGAGAGAATACGCCTATGTTAGAGAGATAGCAAGGCGCGTGGAGAAATGTTTGCGGTGCAAGGGCTACGAAGCACAGCGCATTGTGGAAGAAGAGACCGACGTGCCGCTCTCGGAACGCTGCAAGCGCGTGAACGACATCTGCAAGCAGGTTGGCACGAAGAACGTGCTACTGGTGAGCATACACAACAATGCGGCAGGAGGCGACGGCAAGTGGCATGAGGCGCGAGGTTTCTCCGCCCATGTGGGGCTGAACGCATCGAGCAAGAGCAAGATGTTGGCTCAGTATCTGTGGAACGAAGCCATACAGCAGGGGCTGAAAGGCAACCGCAGTGTGCCAGCGGCACCATACATTGCCCAGAACCTTGCCATTTGCAGGGACACGGCTTGTCCGGCAGTGCTGACGGAGAACCTGTTTCAAGACAACAAGGAAGACGTGGAGCTGCTGCTGAGCGAAGAAGGCAAGGAGAAAGTGACCGCCACTCATGTGAATGCTATTGTGGATTTTATCAAGGACTATTATGGATAAGAAGAAATTCGGTCTTTTGTGGGCAATATCATGTGTGCTTGCAGGTATTGTTGGTATTGTCGTTTTGGTTGACATTGTGCTTTGCGGAGGCTACGGCAAAGGTCATGAACCTGCAGAAGTGGTGCGTGACACGGTGATTGACACCATACCATACTACAAGCCGGTGCCGAAGGACAGTTTGTTGTTGACATACAAGACTGTGACCCTGCCCCTGCCCAAGAGTGACAAGACGCAGCCATCTATCCGTGCGGACACGCGACAGGAAGAAAGTTGTATACAAGACAATGTGGCAGATGTGCGTGACAGTGCTGAGGTAACTATCCCCATCATTCAGAAGATGTATAAAAGCAGTGACTATACGGCATGGGTGAGCGGATATGACGTTCAGCTTGACAGCATCTATGTATATCCGAAGCATGAGTATGTTACGCGCAAGATTAAGCAGCCTCCCAAGAAATGGCATGTCGGTGTGACGGCAGGTTACGGTTTCGGCAAACAAGGTATGCAGCCATATATAGGCATCGGGCTAACGTATTCACTAATATCATTCTGACATGGAGACAATCACCGTACAGATATTCAAGGACGATGTGTATGAAGAGGTGGCCAAGGCTACCGACTACACAGGCGCGAAGCTGATAGACGGCGACGAGGGAGCGCGAGACCGCATTCTCGCCACGGACAGTGACCTTTCAGACCTGGGCAGGTTTTGGGAGGAGTCGGTGCTTGCCACTAATGAGAGGCTGAAAGAGATGCTCGTGAGCGGAGCGACGAAGCAGATACTTTTAACGACAACTCCTATTCCACCAATACTGCAGCCTAAAGATGTGGAGGCACAGAGCAGCGTGGTTCCGCCGATAGTGACGCGGACAGGCTACGAAGCTGTGCTGGAGGTGAGCAAGTCGTTTGACAAGGGACTGAAGGACAATGTGCAGTCGGCCCTTCGCAATTTTTTCATTGCCTCAATCATCGCCCAGTGGTTCAAGCTGGCCAACAAGAACGAAGCTGCTGACTACTTCAACCAAGCCGGGGAAATGATGGACGGTGCGGAACGTCTGCTTTACAGCCGCAAGAGACCGCCCCGTCCGAGTGACTAACAATTAATATTTTATTGAAATGGGAGAACAAAAAACATTAGGTGCCAAAATTAACGTGAAGGTAACCATCAAAATTTCGTGGCTTCTTTTCGACATCATGAACGAGACCTTCTTGCGTGGCCGCACAATCCAGGACAAGGAAAACCACAAGGAGGTGGCGAGCATGTTTGCCTCTGAGGACGAAGAAAACCGCGAGAAGATACTTCGCTCTATCAAGAAAGGTTTTGCCGAGGTGAAGATAGAATTGTCGGATTACCTCAACGAGGACGGCACGACGACAGACAATAGTCACTATGACGGTAGTACAGACCTGACGCTTAGCCTTACAATGCCGAGCAACTTCAACAAGGCTGCAACTACTGGTGTGGGCGAGGCTATCCACGACTACCTGAAGAACTCTGCCATAGCCGAGTGGTACATGGTGACGAACAAGTCAGATGCTGAACAGTATGTGGCACTGTCACAGAAGAGCCTCGTGAGCATACAGCAGGCGGTGAGCAAGCGCAGCCGCCCGCAGCGTCCAAACGATAGTACGTCCGATAGTACGACCGGTGGCACGACAGGGAGTAATTGATGATGACTTATGAGCTGCTGCATAGAGAATGATGGAGGGAAGCTGAAGGTGACGCTTACCTTTGAGCGGGAACAGCTGCTTTATGACATCAAGAACAATGCCTATGTGGAGAGCCATGTGATGGCTCCGGAAACCGAGCACGCGAAGCACATGGTGGCAGACGTTGGCGAGGAGGGCAATGTGGACCGGGTGACAAGAGTGCTGGATTTGGGTGTCTCCATGTGTCGGGAAATGCTTTACCCTTGGTCAAAGAAGGAAATCGTCAAGACTGTGTTTGACGACAAGCTAAAGGAGAGGGCGCAATACCATGTATACATGAGTGTACCCAACACGATTTCGCAAACCACGCTGACCTATGTTGAAAGGCTGATACATGAATACCTTGTGTGTCGTGGTGTGTCCGACTGGCTAAGCATAACCAATCCGTCGAAGTCGGAGATGTGGCTTGCCAAGGCTGCTGAGGTAGAACAGGAAATACGCACGTCCATTCATTCGAGAATGGAAAGAAAGCGTATCAGGCAACATTGGTTAGGATAATAAAGACAAGAGCCGAGGTGCATCACGCATCCCGGCTCTTTTGTTACCTAAAACAATCTAACCTTAATAAATAACTAAACCTAATAATATCTTCTTTATCTCGGCTTGTTGGTTTGTCGAGGTGTGAACTCGACTGACGCGCCGTAGATGTTTTCATTTGGTGAGAGTGTTGCTACACCGGCAATTCGGAAATACTTGTAAGGAGAGCCACGGAAGCCCTGTAGATAATGGTCTTTACTTGACCATACAAGGTGCCAGCTCTGCAAGTTGCGCGAGCCGTAGAGAACTGTTGAGACGTTACCTTTGCGGAAAAAGCCACGCTGTATGACACTGGCGAAAGTCTTCAATACGTTAGCCGCTTCGAGTTTGAGTGGCCGTGTAACGTAGAGACACTTGACGTTATCCTTGATTGGTGCCGAGAAGTTGATCACGGCGTTATCTTCGTTGACTGCCAGCGCATCAGGATAAGAGTTGAGGTGCGATGTGAGACGAGAGAACATCATGCCCCACTGATTTGTCTTTAGCGAATAGACATAAGCGTATGTGATGTTTGGCGCATACACAATGACGCGCTGGTGAACGTAGTCGTATAGCATACGGCACTGCTTCAGAAATTCTGTGAACGGCAGCGTGGGCAGACACTTGTCTGTTGCAGGTTCATGTCCGAGCATGGTGTGCAGCTTGTCGAACCCGGGAAGCTGGAGCGCATCGAACGGAAATTCGGAGTTGATGGCTTCGGATATGCACTGTGCCTGCGAGCCGCTGATGAGCATGATGCCACGGTCGGTGGTGAAGAGAACAGCTGTGTCGAGCTGCGTGATACCGTCGGGATTGATGCACACGTCGCGCGTGATGGGCTGACGTGCAGAATAAGAACCTGTGCTTGACACTTCCAACGCCCAAACGCCTTCAGAGGTAAAAGCGTAGAGAGGAAATTGGCCGAACTGTCCTTGAGAGAGAGCCTTTGCAGCGGAAGCCATAGCCTTAATATGCTGCACGCCAAGCGTCACAAGTAGACTCTCAGAAAAAGCAAAAGGACATGACACTGTACTTTGCAATACTGAGTTGGCATAGTATGAGACATCGTTAACTGGAGTGGTATCCCAGTCGTTATCGGACTTGGAAGACATTACTAAAGTTCCATCAAGCGCGTCGGCCAACCAATAGGCTCCATAGAGGAACTCGTGCGGTGTGAGTTTTAGCGTAGCCGAATAATACTTACCGTCATCGCTCTTGTAGACAAGCACAGCCTTGTATGCTTTGCTATGTGGATAGAAAAACCATGGTACAGAGGCGGAATATTCATTCAAATCTGTGCTCAGCTGCTCCACAACCCTTTCGCCGTTAGTTGTACGGATGAACACTTTGACACTATACAGCCTGCCATAGGAACTGTACCGGTAGATATGACCGGAAAGCTGAGCAGGTGTTTTGGGAACCGGGTGTTGAAAATGGAAATCAAAAAGGTGCAGTCGCTGGTTGTAGACAGTAAGATGGGCATCAAGAAACCTGCAGTTAGAAAAGCTATCATCGGTGAGTGTTTGTCTTGTGACAAGTGAGGAAAGTGTTCCGTCCTTTAGGCTGATGTTCTTATACTCAATGTCATAGGGATCATCGGGATCAACATTGTTTGCCACGATTTCATCGAGGGCAAAGGAGTAAATGAGATAGAAATTGCTCATTTGCTGTAGTTTCTCCGTCTGATTGTCAACTGGTGCGAGTTTGATGATGCGCCAGTCAGTTTGCTTTTCAGTATCGCCAAATCCGAGGATTGTTTTTGCAATGTTTGCAAGGTCGTGTTTGGAATAGCCATACTGTGCATGGCTGGATATGTTTGGTAAATCGCAATATCCGAAGTCAGTGCCTGTAATCTGGTCTTCGCCACTCTCGGAATTGATGAAGGCATACTTGAAAAGATTTTTGCTGGCATCAAAGTTTTCGCCTTGATTATAAGGATATGCCTGTTGTGAGGCAAATACATCCACCCCTGCAATAATGTCCTTCCATTTATTGTCAATAGAGTTGGTAAAGGCGTACTGCAGTGATGCCACGAAAGAATAGAGCGTGAGGTTGTTGGTATCCTGTTTGAAGCTTACCATGGGTGCATAGCCGGAATTTGGGACAAGCAAGACAGGCTCGGATATGCGCGCATAAGACCCATCGTAGAGCCGGAGCGCATAGCGCACGAAGAACGGGTAGATGAACAGGCTTTTGTTTGTAGCCTCGTCAGCGACGAACTTGTTGATGGAAGCGGCAACAGCATTGTAGTTGGCCTCGTTATACTCGATGACACGACCTGTAACGGCACTGTCGAATCCGTTGAACACTTTTATGTCTCCACTGGCATGCCATGAGGGCACACCTCCATGGCCAGAAACGACATTGGCCTTGAATGAGGTGTATGTCTTAGTGGGTTTAATTTTGGTTGTTCCCCCATTGAAAAAGTGCGCAATCTGTTCATACTGCGAAGAGCCGCTTACGGCGGCATAGAGATATATGTCAGTAAAGCCTGAACCAGATGCTTGTAGTTTGTATTCGGTGGCGGCTTCAAGGTCCTTGGCAAAATTTATCTTAATGTCCTTGGCAATGGTGGACGTGATGGGCGGCGTAGACCCCGAACCATTCATGTCGGTGTCGAACGATGCTACGGCAAATTGCTTCCATGTGTTGTCAGCCGACTGAAAGTCGGAGAACGATAGAGGCGTATTGTGAACTTTTGAGACAAGTTGTGCTGATAGTGCGAAAGACATCTCGGGCTTGGGGAGTTCGTTGCCAAGAAGCTTGTACTGAGAGTCCTTGAAATAGATATAGTAGAGATTGAGCGATGTAGACACGACAAGGATATTGCCGACGGCACAAATATCTGTGAGCGTCTCATCGGCTTGGAGTGTGAGAAAAATGTCGCCGCCATATAAGGACAGGCAGATTTTCCCTTCCACTTTTTCAGAAATGATGTAGTTTATATAATTATTCCCCTTGTGTATATAGATGGCGTTCTGCCCTTTTGACAGATGAAACTCGACAGCGGGAGGCATCACAGGCTTCAGTGCGCCATCTTCTGGTACAAGGTTGATGGAAGCTGCAAGAGAACCGTCGGAACATTCATAGTCGGACGGCACAGCGGAGAAGCCACTGTATTTTATTTCTTGGTTCATAACGGTTGCTTAAAGATTATTGGTAATATTGTTTCGCCGTCTCGCTGTTCTGCTTCTCCGACCATGAAGGAAGCTCGCTGCTCTTTGATGTTGCAGTTGTCGAGCATGAGCCGTGCGAGTAGGACGGAAGACGCACAGTAGTTGTTGGAACCTTTTTTTGTTGGGTGACACTGTGCGACATGCCGTCCTATTGCATTTTGGTGCCGGACTGCAAGCAGGTAGCACTCGCCAAGATGGAAGGCTACGTTGATACTGTCGCCCGGCTGGAGCGAGAGTAGCCGCACGACTCTTGCCGTAATGAAAATGCGGCCATTACGGGAGAATGTTATGTCGGGGCGGCGTGTTCGCTGCAAAAGTTTAATCATAATGCAAAGATATAGGGTTGTTGATGAAAGATGGTTTTAAGTTTAGAGGGACGTTCAATCCATCATGTGATGATGAATTGAACGTAGAAGTGAAACTCCCGGCACAACCTTGGTATTTGTGGGTAGTGCTTTGGATCCTCATTGTAGGGGAGGTATATGCACCGCTCCTTGGTGTTGCAGCGAATACCTCTCCTACGTAGCTTGTAGAGCATGTTAGCCCTGCGTTTGGGATGGCGCATTGTTGCTCTGCTTCAAGTCATCAATACGTGTGTCAAGCACATCAAAGTATGCTTTCATAGCCATGCGTTGAGAGATAAGCATGGCTGCCTGTTTGTAACCAACCTTTTCTGCCACATGGTCAAAACCTCTTGAAAGAAATTCGTCAAGACTGTCAAGGCGTTCTGCCAATTCACAGATCTCTATCTGCAAGCGGTTGAGGACGTTATCTGCACACTTGTAGGCTTGTTCAAAGACGGACTTAGGAGACCAAGAGTCGTAGGTGCTGCCGTCCGGGTTGGTGTACTGCACGTGATAACCTTCACGCCATTCGTGGTTGTCCTCGTTCTTGCGAGCGTAACCTTTCTCTACTGCGGCCAATTCGTTCATAGGTTCGGCCTTAACCTGTTTTGTTCCGATGTAAGTTTTCATTGTTTTGTTGTTTTATTTTTACCATGACGTTTCAAACACACTCCACATTTGATGAAAGTGTTTTTGTTGATCATCGTTTCTAATTGATGCTGCCTTTTGTGTTCCATCTTTGATAAGAACTTAGCATCGCTAAATCCTTTCTTGTAACCCTCGAAGTAGCCCTGCTCTTTGCCTTTGTCTTTGCCTAATTGCCAAGCGGGCAGGAGAAAGAAAGCGACGAGAAGGACTGTTGTCCATATAGCTTTTATCATCGTCTTGCCTTTCTTTTGCGTTTAGGGTTACGGATTAGATACAGCCTGCCGAATTCATCGTGCCACGCATCGTAGCCGATTCCGTATTCGACGCGCCCTCCGGGATAGGAGCGTGAGTAGATGAGGACACGTCCCCAGTTGTCCATGACGTAGCAGGTGCTGTAATTCTTGCCTCTAATTGACAGGCTCCAGTGTTCGCGGATGCGAAGGTAGAGGTACATGGCCTTGTTGGTAAGGCGTTGAGGCATTACCTTGTAGTTGTCGATTTTTTTGCAATTCTTCTTTTCATACTTTTTTATTATTAAAACAACTTTGTCGGTCGTTATTTGGTCGTTGTTCCTTGTATTGCAATTGAAGGCTTTTTTGGTTTAGTCGGTATTGGAAACCGACTATCATGTATGATGACAATGGTGATAGCACGCAACACACGTGGGTTCTTGCAAGTAAAGAACGAACAAAGAGTAAAACCTTCGTAATTATTCCAATAGTTTGGCTTTAATGAATAGAAAGCCTTGTATATTTTCCTCGCTTGTCGTGTTTTCATTCTATCTTCTTATGTCTCCATTCATCGTAGAGCAGCTGCCTTTGATGTTGTCGCAAGTTACGTCGCCACTCATGGTTGCTACCGAACCCTCTATGGTTTTGCACCGTACGTCGCCGCTCATGGTACTAATGTTATGCGCATTGCCCTTGATTGTAACATCGCCGCTTCCCGTCTTGATGCTTTCGACGTTACCAGTGAGTTCAATCTTGATGATTGGGAAGTCTTCCTCATTGTACTGATCGATTGGCTCGCCGTTGATGAGGATTTGACCGTCAACAAGTTCCATGTGTGAACTTGGAGGAACGTTAATTGTTCTGCCGTTGTAAGTGATGGACCACTAACGGTGCCAATAATAGTGCTGGCGAAATTGTTTTTAATGATTTTCATACGAATTTGTTTCTTTGATGATTCGGTTTATAATAGAATGGCTTTATCTTGCCGTCCGCTACGCCATTCCAGTAGTAGCGAAGAGCCTTTTTAATATGTGGTTGGCGGTATGTTGCACACCATTGTATGGCACGGTCGAACCATGTGTCGCTCATACGGTCGATGGGTGTGTACCTTACCATTCGGACTATTTTTCGGGCTTGTCGTGAGCGCATTTGTCCTTCTTTTTGAAAAGGTAAAAGTATATTTTGGATAAAGAATTATCAAAGACTTCTATATAATCGTTGATTATATCTTCCGTAGTTAGTCCTCTGAATATACCATAAGGAACAAACAGGACTAAAGCAATTAGATATACAGGAGTTGATAATATCAGTCTCAGCAAGACAGAAAGTTTTAATAGATACTTATCCATGTGCACCCCCTTTCACAATCTCTGAGTTGTCGTAGATATTACCGACTATCTCAACATCGCCTTTGTAATCATTGACAACGACTCCGTATAATGACCATGTTCTTGTACTTACCGGGTTAGCATAAACCACATTGAAGCAGTAACCACGCACGCCATCAACCACATGTCCGAGGATGTTGGCTCCATGGGCGAGAATGTCACCGCCATAAATCTCATGGTTGTTCTTGTCTCTTAGCCCAGTATTCATGCCGAGTGTCTTTTCTTGTATTGTAACGCAGCCATTCTCAAAGTTTGCATACTCAAAAATAGCGGGTTGTCTACCCATCCAAACCAAGTCACCATGTACCCAACGGCCACTACCAACGGTTTTGCCGCGAAAATCAATTGTTCTCATTGTTTTAATATTTTTATCTTCTACTTTTACCAGTTAATGGAATTACGTTGTAAGTTTTGAAGCGATCAACGAGACGGCCGTAACCGTCATTGCGCTTGAACCGCTTTTCAAGCTCCTTGTTGTCAAGGTTTGTAGTCAGGTGGGCGAACTTGCCGAACTGTGTCCAAATCTCGTTGCGAGCGTGAAGGAACTCGTCAGTGAGCAACCCGGTGTCCATTCCGAAGAACGTGCGGTCCTGTATGCCGATGTCGTTGAGGCACACGTTTTCGGGCTTGCACTGGAAACCTCGGCTTTCCTCCTCGAAGTAGGTGAAGCGGTCGAGGTTGTTGTGTATGGTGTAGTAGTTGACCATCTGTGTGACCGATAGGTTGTGAAAAAAACGAGGGTTGTTAGTCCTGCGTAGATACTCGCTGAATATCTGCATAAGGAGCGTTTTGCCAACACCTACGCCGCCCTGTATAAGGAGGTTCTTGTGTAGCTTGTAGCCACGTTCGGGGAATACATCTTCAGCCAGAGGGCAGTTGTTGAAGTAGAGCAAGAGGAAGCGCAACACCTGCTTATTGTCATCGTCAACGATGAACTTGCGGCGTTGAGAAGCAAGTACCACGGAGTTGGCGATATAAACAAGGAAGCTGGAGTGTGCACTATATACGTTAGGGTCGGCAAGGTTGTACGCCTGTGCCCTCGCTTTTTCGCTCTCTCGCCGTAGGTTGAGTGCGCATTGGTGCAGGTTGAGCCACGGCGCAGCCTTCTCGCGTTCGTTTTTGCGAAGAACGGAGAGGACAGCAATGTCCCAATCAACATTGCCAGCAGGCCGTTTGCCGTACTTTGCAAGTTCGTCGATAAGGCATTTAGGGTATGGCTTGTTGTTCATAATTCGTAATAATTAAATGTCCTGACCACCGAAGCCTCCATTGAACTCATACGAGGGAGGTGGCAGTTCGGTATCGCTGTCATGCTCGACTTGTGTGTAAGCCTTGCGCATCCATGAACAGAAATGCCGTTTTGCATCGTTGATGTTGCTGTGTGCCTTTCCATCATTCTCACATTTGCAATGGTTGTGGAACGTGTCAAGGCGTTTGGCAAGTTCATCGGCACTGATGTGGAACTGCATACACACGGGTTCATTCCATGTGCGGTCGGTTTTCATCTGCTCAATCTCCTGCTGGAGTGTAAGCATATAGGTGGTTGGAGGAGTAGGAATGTCGGCTTTGAGCTTGGCAGACGAGGCAGTATTGCCTTTCTTCGTTGGACGACCGCCAAGTTTGCCGAACTTTTTGCCATTCTCTATGCGTGTGATGCTCGCGTCAATGTTAGGCTTGACGAGAATAAACACTCCTTGGGCGATGTCGGAGAGTCCCTTTGGTTCCTTGCCGTTAAGTGCATACTCAACGAGTGCAGGGTAGACCTCAGCCTGTACCTCTGGTGGCATCAGACTGATAGCCTCAAAGAAACTGCGATAGAAAACAAAACTGTCTCGTGCCATAATCAAACCTCTTTTATGCGGATACCATGAACGTGGAGCATGAGTTTCCGCTTGATGATATACTCTTTTGTGCGAACGCCTTTTGTATCCTCTACAACGGTCTGCCCGGTTGTGCAGTCGGTGTAGACGAAATCGGCAATGTAGCGGCAAGAACGTTCGAGAAGAACGCGTGATGTGCGACCACTGAAGTTCTTGCCACACTCGCCATACTGTGCAGGTATCAACTCGTATGACACCTGCTCCCGAAGGTCGGAGATAAGTCCGGCACGCTGCATCATGCGTAGTTCGGCAGCCCGGTAGTGCTCCTTCTTGGATGCGTGGGAGCCTACGCGCTTGTTGCCGTACTTATTCCGACCTTGGAAGGCATAGGATGAAATCTTAGCCATTACTGCTTGTTGTATTAACCTTGTAGCGGAACAAGTTCATTATCTTAGTTTCGTCAAGCGTGGCAATCTCGTAGTCAACGACTGAGGTTTTCATGTGCTCGACAACCACCGTGTGGGCATTGTTGATGTCGGAAGCCTTTACAATGAAGTAAACTGCTTGTTTCTTCTCCTTGGCTGTTTTCTCGTCCAATGTTACTAACATCAACTTAGCCTTGAACCACTTGTCGGCAGAGTCAACACCATTCTCTACAATCTCGGAGTAGTTGGTGCGCTTGATAGAAACCACATCAAAGTCACCCGAAATGTACGGTTTCATTTCCTTTGTGATGCGTCCCTCAGCCTCGGCAAATGAGCACGCATCTACAAGGTACAACTCTGTGACTTTCTTAGTCATGCCGTTCTCCATCGTCCGTTCGTAACGGACACCACATTCGTATAGCATCATAATGTAGCCTCCTTTCCTTCGTTGATAGCCTTTACCAGTTCCTTGCTTGCACGGAGCTTGACAGACGTGTGAGCCGGGATAACCAGAGGCTTGCCGGTCTTGAAGTTGCGTGCTGTGCGCTCAGCTACCTCAACAGGGGTGAATGTGCCGAAGCCACGGATAACAACCACTTCGCCCTTGGCGAGTGCTTCCTTGATAACTCTGAGTGTGCCGTCGATGGCTTTCACTGTTGTTGAGAGGTGCAGCTTCTCTGATACTGATACCTCACGTGTCAATTCATTTTTTGTCATGATTGATAGAGTTTAACTTGTGAATATTTATTTTGCGATAAATTCATTTTCTACTTTCAGTTGTTCCACCTGTTGTTGCAGCTTGGCTTGTGCCTGTTGCGCACGATCGCGCTCGGCACGCGCAGACATAATGCACATGGCACTTGCCGCAGACCCTATGAGTATAACAAGTGCAAGGGCGAACCATGAACGCCGGGTGACGAAGAAGTTGATGGAATTCCAGACGTTGACTGCTATAATGGCATGACAACGTATGAGCTGACGGAACGCCTGAGTGGTGGTCATTGATGTTTTCATATTGTTGTGATTTGATTTTGCCGTTTCTTTAGTTTAACGATAAGTTGTCTGATGCACCATGCACGGCTGGAATAGCGCAAGCCTTGCTGTGCATCGTAGAGTGTTGCTGCATCGGTGAGATACTTGATGACCTTTTGGAGGTCGGTTTTGCAGAGGTCAGCCATCGTCATGAGGATTTAGGAATAGGCTTGTTAGTTCATCGAAATACATTTCATCCTGTGGAATGTCATCGTCAGTAGCCATTATTTGGTTGGCGATGGACTTCTTTTTGTGGATGATGGCATAGAGGGTGCGGTCGATGGTTCCACGGCCAAGGAGGTAGTAGCACGTCACGTTGTCCTTTTGTCCGATACGGTGTGCGCGGTCTTCGCATTGGCAACAGTCGGCATAAGTCCATGGGAACTCCACGAAAGCCACGTTTGACGAGGCCGTGAGTGTGAGACCCACGCCAGCTGCCTTTATGGAACAGATGATGAGTTGCGCCTTGCCAGACTGAAAAGCATCGACAGCAGCTTGTTTCATCATCATGGAGTCGCGTCCGGTAACAGATACAGCCTTTGGAAACGCCTTTTTTATCTCGTCCACAATCTCATGCAGAGAGCAGAAGAGAATGAGTGGCTTGCCGTTGGCGAGGAAGGTGCGCGTGAAGTCGATGGCTTGCTTCACCTTGCCTTTGGCAGAGAGTGAGCGCAGGGTCATAAATTTAACGAGAGCCTCCATGCGCATCTTTCTACGAATGTCGAAGTCGTCGCACTCGGTGTAGGTGCGCAGGTATTCGGCGAGGTCGGCTTCGGCAAGCATATACTCGTCACGGTTGGAAATATCCACAATGAGGTCTGTGCGCGTCTTGTCGGGCAGTTGGGTGAGTACTTTGGCCTTTTCGCGACGGATCATGCAGCGCGAGTAGAGTTCGGCAGAGAGCCGTTCGAGGTTGCGTGAAGCATCTTCTTCGTCTTTACCTCGTCTCTCCTTGCTTATCTCGCCACCGCCATACTCGGCAAGGAACTTGGCGCGTCCGCCAAACTCAGGCAAACGTCCCATTATGGAGAGCTGCGCTATGAGGTCGGCAGGACGATTGACAACTGGCGTACCAGACAGTAATATGCGGTACTCCTTGCCTTCAGCAATGCCACGTGCGAAGATAGTTTGCTGGGCTGATGGGTCTTTAACGCGGTGACTCTCGTCAATGATGATAGACTTGAACAACTTGATGTCGGGAGTAAACACAACATCTTTCAAGCGGAAACCGCCACGCGAGCCGCCCTTGATGTCCCACACGAAATACTTGCGCAGGGACTCGTAATTGACGATGGCCACCTGCTGCATACCCATTTTGAGGAGGTACGGCCATGTGGTAAGCACGGAGTTGTCGAGCACAAGAGCGTGCTTGTCGGTAAACTTCTCGAACTCACGCTGCCAGTTGATTTTGAGCGAGGACGGACAAATGACCAAGCAGGGGTAAGCGTTGGCACAATCCACGACACCGATGCTTTGGAGCGTCTTGCCAAGCCCCGGCTCGTCACCGATGAGGAAACGATGCCAGCGCAGCCCGGCAAGAATGCCCTCCTTTTGGTAGTCGTAGGGTTCGACACGGAGGTGATGTTGGAGTGTTTCAGCCATACGCATTGAGTTTGTGGGTTGATAGTGTGATGTCGTAGCCATTGCGAAACGCAGCCTTGCGCAGGTCAATACAATTCAAATGGCAGTGGCGAGCCTCCTTTGTCTGCGCCCCCATACCAGAGGACGAGCGCACACCATTCTTCATGCCGCCACAGGTGTAGCCGTATTGTCCCGACCAGACGGCAAAGGGACACATACGTCTGAGGCGTTTGAGCAGATTGATTTGTACTTTCGGTGAAAGTATCTTTGTCATAACTTTGTTCTTTATGTGATTATGCGAGAGAGAAAGCCCAATACTGGAAAGCAAGTTCGTTGTACTTGTCGAAACCACGGAGATAAGTATCATCGCCACGCTTGATGAACTTCTTGAAGATGCGGCAGTTCTTCTTGCTGATGGCATAGATGAAATCGCGGTCGGAATGGGCTATGTCCATGTACCAGGCACGCGACCTGTCCCAATCGAAGAAATCGACAGCGTTGTCGAACTCCGCCTGTGTGGAGGCGAACGTAGTCTTTAGGTCGCCACCGAAATGGCAGGACGGTAGCCACCAGTCCCACTTGCAGCGCGTGTCGAGCGTGAAACGGAAACCGCTATTATCGAAAGGCTGCTGCTTGTTGACCATAAAGCACTGCGTCTCGGACAACTCCAGCACCTTGGCAAGGAATGGGTCTCTGCGAGCCTCGGCACGGAGCGCACGCTGCATTTCGCGGGCGTGAAGAAACTCCTCCTCGGAGCATTGCTCACCATCAATCGTCATGTGGAGGAAGTCCACACGCGAGGGTTCGGTGATGATGGCATCCACGATAGAGCCAAAGCGGAATGCCGCCTCACGGTCGCCATACTGCATGTGTGGGTGGAGCTGGTTCTTCAGTTCAGTAAGGTCAGAATTGCTGACCTCACTGCGCTGATAGTATTCGTCTGGGTTGATGATAGGCTTAATCTTCGTCATAGTCATCGTAATCGGGTTCATATTCCACTTCGCCCTCACCATCGCACACTTCGCAGGTCTCCTTTTCGCCCTTGATGAAGTGCATGCGCTTGGCAATGGCCTCCTCTTCCGTTTCGGGGAGCAACTCCCACGTTTCCTCGGTACATTCCGTTTCGCGGTCGGCCTCAAAGTCGTAGGCGTGCCAGTGATAGCCTTTGCCGCCACAAGCCGCACACTCAATCATTGTAGGCTCACGCTCATTCCATGGGGCGCGAGGGTCGTACTCCGCGCCAGCCGGGTAATATCCACTTTCGTACATAATCGTTTACTTTGCTTTAACTTCGTCCTCGTAAGAGACAGATGTTGAACTGATAAATTCGGGGTGGTCTTTGTCGTTTGCGAGTTTCTCGCAGTAGGTAATCTGTTTCTTGAACACCTTTGAAAGGTCTTCGACAGACTGGTATTGTCCCTCCTTTGACCACCAAAGAGACAAGGCAGCGAGGACACCCTGCGCATCGTGGAACACAAGACGTTTCTTGACGGAAGTCTTGGGCTGATACCCGGCAGGGGTAACGATGGCCTGTTGTCCAAAGAGGTTGCCCACTTCGGCCGCTTCCTGCTGCATCTTCTTCTTTGCCGTCTCTTCCTCCTCCTTGCGCTTGCGTTCAGCCTCAATGCGTTTTGCCTCGGCCTCCTCACGCGCTTTCAGTTCAGCAGCCATGCGAGCCTTTTCTTCCTCATTGGCTTTCTGCATACGCTCCAATTCGGTTTTCTTGGACGGCAGTGTGTCGAGAATGTTGTCGCGGTAGTCGCCCACCTCAAACTCGTACTGCTTGGCAAACTGCTCCATGAGTTTGAGGGCGATAGATGTGCGCACCTCACGGAGTTTGTCCTGCATGTCGGCAAGTTCGGCAGGAATGCGGACATTGGAGGGAGTCTTTGCAGCCCAATCATCGGGCAGCTTGACAGGAAACTGCTTGATAGCCTTGCACTGCGCCTCGTAGTTGTCGAGCGTGATGGCAGCGTTAAGTTCGGTAAGGGAGTTGATGGCATTGGTGGTGTGGGTGTTAAATGACCGCTTGTAGTCGTCCTCCACGTCAGCCTTGTAGCGAGCGAGGGCTTGCTCACGCTGTTGGCGCAGCATCTCCTCCCTGCGCTTGCGCTCCTCCTCGGCACGTTTCTGTGCAGCGTAGGCATTGCGAGCCTGTTGTATCTGGTAGGGAACAGAGTTTGTCTTGGTGGGGTCGATGGCATTCTCCATGCCTGTGAACTCCGAGCGTATCTGGTCAAAGATTTTAGTGATGGCAGAACGGCTGGTGTTCATCTTCTTCACCGTGTTGCGAGCCTTGTTGATGTAGGTGGCGCACTGCATATCCAGTTCGTCAGTCATGCCGTGCTCCTTGATTTGGACGAGGAGCCGCTTGCCGAAGTCGGTACACTTCTTGCAAGAAATGGTGTTGTTCTTGTACACCTCGGGCGCAGTCTGCGCTATCATCTGCACGTTCTCCTTGCGCACGATGGTCAAATCGGTATTTGTTGCTTGTTCACTCATAGTTGTCGGTTGTTAGGGATTAGAAAGTGTCGTCATCATCATTTGCCGCAGGATCAACGGTTACGCCAGCCGCTGTGTTGTCGGCAGGAGCAAAGGATTGTTCGGGCTGACGGTCGGTGATAATCTCGCCTGTGGCAGTATCTACCTGTTCGCCATTGTCGGTGATGCCGTAGATGTCGTCAGAGATTTCTGTCTCGTCAACCTGCTGTGACTCCAACTGTGTGGCATGGCCGATACGCGCCTTGGGATAAGTCTTGAAAGCGTGCTTGATACACTTGGCAACGAGAAAGCCGGGGTCTATCTGTCCGCCCTGTGCGGTGTAGAGGGCGTTGGGCTTGCCGTTCTCCCACTGCTTGGTCTGATAGTTGAACTTTGAGTTCTGACGAGCGGAGTAGTTGGAGAGCCGCGCCCAATCTTCGGGCAGCATGACGGCATAGTCGGCAGAGCCATCGGCACGTGTAATCTTCATGAAACAAGCCACGATACGCCCGGACTGGTGAGGGAGACGGCAGGTGTAATTGACGAACTTCTGTCCGTTGCGCTCGCCAAACTCAAAGCTGTCCTCCTCATAGACGATGACAGGGTTGTCGGCATGGCGTATCTGACCGCAACGAGCGCGAAGCACCAACTCGCCATAGCCGCTGACGGTGAGGACGCACTGCGTCTCGTAGCGGTTCTTCTTCTGTCCGTGGTCGTCCACATAGGAGTCAACAGCGATGGAGCGTGCGAGGAGGTAGGCTTGCGCCTTGGTGCCGGGGTCGAGGGTGAGGCCAGAGATAGCCACATCAAGAAACGAGGTGAAGAGGGAAAAATGGCTACATTTCTTGCGCACGTCCTCTTTCTCGGAAAGCAGACGGTTGAAGTTGCGAGCCTCTTTCTCGTAGGCAGCTTCGCCCGACACGCCAGTGGACTGCGACCACATGGCATCGTAAATCTGAATGAACTTGTCGCGCACGTTGTCGTTGCGGACGATTTCTGTCGGCTGCAATTCGTTGAGCAGCTTGACTGTAATTTCTATTTGACTCATAGTTGTATGAAATTGAATGTGATTAAAATTTTATTCAGTTGAGCCGCAGGGAGGAGTTGAACCTACCTAATGACCAGAGCAGAGTTGATTGCCCTCCGTGGGTTGCGCCTATCCGATTAGCGCATTCTATCTGCGGCAGTTGAGGCTACTTGCCAAGATAATCTTGCTGTATCCGCTGCAAGAGCCGCAGGTCGGCTGTTCGGTATTCGACCTTGCCCGGACGCTTGTAGGCTGTTACCTTTCCCTGCTTGCGCCAACGCTCCACATTTCCGCGCCCGAACATTTCAAATGCTTTGTTCTGGCTGATGAACTCTGGGTCGTTGGCATCCTGCTTGAGCAGATGCACGACCCTTGCGGCCACATCATCGAGGAACGTAGAATACTTGACGCACATGTCAGAGAAGTTGAGGTAGTCCATTATCCTTTAATCTCCGGCTTGTGCGTCTATCTCTTCGCACCATTCATTAATGGCTTTGAGCCAGTTGTCGGTCTTGCACCAACGCCAAAAGAGCACACACATTGCGGCAAGCATGGCAAGGCCAAACACCTTGTCGAAGAGGAAATGCAGGAAAAACGAGAGTACAGTTTCGTCCTGTTCCTCACCAAGGAGGAAGAGTACGCCAACACTGCCCATGAGGGCGAGAATGGCGATGCGGAAAATTGAGATTGCTTTTTTCATTTCTTGTCTGATTTTATAGGGTTTGAACATGGAGGCTCTTTTGTGTGCTCAACGTAGCGGTTGAGCAGGGTGCAGTAACATCCGTTGATGGCGTTGTAGGACTGCTTGCAGGATTTGCAGAACTGGTTGGGCATGGCTTAGTAGCTTTGCGTGATACCGAGTTTTGCAAATGCCTCTTCCTCGGACACGGAGCCGCGCCAAGCATCGAGGTAGTCGTTGATGGCTTGCTCGTTGTCACGGTCGGCCTGTTCGTTATAGCCGAAGTCCTTGCAGAATGCCGACCAACTGATGCGGTCGAGTTCCTCGTTAGACAATTGTTTTGTGGTGTTGCAGCTGATGAGGCTTGCAAGGAGGAGTACGGAGGTGATGATTGATTTTCTCATTGTAGTGTAAGCGTTATAAAATTCTTGTTGCTGTGATTGTGCGCTCTTCTCGGTTTGTTGAGGTTGAAAACTTCTTGTCCCACTGCAAGCCGAAACTAACACAAATTGATTTGAGGTAGCTTGAACGGCTAACAGGAACGGTCAGTTCTTCGCCAACTGCAAGGTTTGAAAGTTGCCCGAGCAGAGACTTTTTGCGCTGATTTTTAGATGTTTCGTTCATTGTTTCGATATTTATTTATAACTTTATACTGCAAAGTTAGACAATTGGTTTGATTAAGCAATACAATTGGGTAACTATTGTTGGTAAATTAAGATTATTTAAGATTTGATTTGCGTATGGAAACAATTAACGACCGAATGGAAATGCTTGTCAATCAAAGATTTGGCGGCAACAAGGCAGCTTTTGCAAAGACAATTGGTTTGCCTCCGACAGGACTGTCTAACTATCTCGGAACGAAGAGACGCAGTAAACCATCTGTAGATATGGTTACTAAGATTGTCTTGGCATTAGATGTTGATGCAAGATGGTTGCTCACTGGCGAGGAAACGCCACAGCAAGAAAACGTGAATACCAATATGCACGGCAATGTGAAAGATAGCAATGTAGCAATCGGTAGCAACAATTCTGTCGGCAATGTGTCTGTTGGTACAGATGCAGTATTGGAAGAGCGAGTGAGGTATCTGGAGGCTTTGCTGGCTGAGAAAGAAAGGTTGATTAAGGTTTACGAGAAGATGGTGGAGAAATGAAGAAACTGATATTTTCATTTCTGATGTGCATCCCATTGCTTGTTTCAGCGAGGGGGTACGACTGGGTGTGCGCTGACCATGCAAAAGATTATTCTTGGTGGATTTTTGTCTATGACGACATTCAGAGACCCGAACTAAAATATGGGTATGTAAAGGTTTGGGTAAAATGGGAGTATTCTACGATGGAAGCCCAAAAGGAGTTTAATACGCAAGCAGCAAAGTCCAAACAACTATATGAATTTTCTTATGATTTTACTTCTTTCCGAATTTTGCAAGTAGTTGATTATGATAAAAATGACAAGGTTATAAACGATAGCAATATTCCATCGTCAAAAAGTAATATCATTCCAGAAACAGTTGGCGAGTCAATTGCAGAAACGGCAAAGGAAATACTAAGCAAAAAAGATTGAGGCTATGGAACTGAAAGAATTTATCAAGACGGCACTAACGGACATCGTTACAGCCGTAAAGGAAACCCAAGAGAGTGTTCAAGACTTTGCTACTATAGCCCCTATTACAGAGGCTGGAAATAAAGTCACACACGTTAAAACGCCCCATGGATATGCCGATATATCAAACATTGATTTTGATGTGGCTGTTACCACTGAAACAACAGAGGGGGCAGCCAATGGCATCAAAGGAGGAATAACCGTTGCTGGCATTTTCAGCATTGGCGGAAATGGTAAGGAGGAAACGGCTGAAAAATTTCAGAATGTGTCAAGGATGAAGTTTACCATATCAGTACTGCTTCCTCACGCATCTTCACTCGAAGAGGAAGTCCTGATAAAAGACGGAGCAAGACATAAGAGTGTTACTCGTCGCGAATCTCAGAATATGAGCGACCAGTAATCGCAGTGAAGGCATCTTCTGCATAATTGTATGCACCACAACTTGTGCTTTCGTGCCTTAGATAAGCGAAGACCAATCGCGTGTACAATCTACGGTAATACCAAAAGCGTATGTGTTTAAGTATTTTCTTCATGTGGACAAATTTAGTGATAGTAGAACAATGAATGGTTTTAAGTTTTGGAATGGAGGCTGTACAGAAGATGAATTCTACGCGGATCTGAAAGAGGCTGCATGGAATATCCTGCATGAAAACCCCGGTACAGATTTCGGGGATTGGCAGTTGATGCTCATTGAGCAGTATCCGACGGAAGTAGTGGACGCATTGGGCACCAACCCTACAGAGGTCTTTGCGGAACTTTCCGATTGGTGGGATTGCATGGACTACGACGATGGAGTGCTGGAGATACCGCACACGTTCCGGGAATGGTCGGAGTATTTCGCCACCGAACGCTCCGTGGAACTATACGACCTACTTGTTGAGGCGAAACGCAAATAAGGCGTTTTAAGCGTCTGTTTTCGTCAAAACAATAAAACCCTCACCAGAACACGCAAAGTTCGTCAGAGGGGCAAAAGAATGGCTCTGGACGGCATTGTGATGCCGGAGTCAGAGTCGCACAAACAAATGAGATTAGCACGATAAGATTAGTTAATTCACCTCTTTTGATAGAGACGCTTACAAATTCTTCAAAAGTCCCTCATAATGAGAGGGTGAAATCAGCTGCGCAGGCAGCTGTAGAGGAGTAATTTCTTTTGGTTAATTCAATAACGAAGGCAGGCATCTTCAACAGGGTGCTTGCCTTTTTCTTTCCTTCTTAGCGTGGAATGGTTCCACCCCTCCCCATAGGTCATCGCCGTAAGTGGTGGGCCTAACGGATGCGATATGTGGAACCACCTTATTGTAACATGTAACAATGTAACAAACCACGGGGGGGGCAGAGGGACAGGGTGCTGTTCGTCCACCGCCAACGGTGATGGTCTCTGTGGGTCTAAGAACCTGGATCGCACTTTATCCGTTTTTGCCAGCACAAACTCCATTCCTATATATTAATGTTGTGTTAAAACGGCGAAAACCTGTGAGAATTTTTGCTCCTCATTCGTTTATATATCATACTAGGGATAAAAGAGGAGGTAGAACAGACTTTTGGCACGCTTGTGTCAATGGGAAGTATATATCAAAAAAAATGAAGTGTATCTAAATTTGCGCTGAAAATGAAAATATTGCATTTGTCTGACACGCATGGTCTGCACAAGAATCTGAGGTCATTGCCCGAAGCGGATGTCATCGTACATAGCGGTGACTTCACTTTTGCAGGAAGCGAAGAGGAGGCGTATGACTTCATGAATTGGTTTTGCAACTTACCTTATGAACATAAGGTTTTCATCGCAGGCAACCATGATATGTGCATGTATGGGGCAGACCCTATTGAAGGACTCTCCCCAAACGTTCACTACCTCTACAACAGCGTTGTCATAGATGGCATGAAGTTTTATGGCATAGCGATGTTCATGGAAGGCTGTATGGATGGCAAACTGGACAGGTTCATCCATAATATTCCAGACGATGTAGATATCTTGATCACGCACATGCCCCCCCAAAGGAATATGTGACATCGCTGACTACGGAAAAGGTCTTGAGCATAGAGGCAATGCAACCCTTGCGGAACACCTGAAAGTTTTACATCCCACTTGCCATTTGTTTGGTCACGAGCATGACGCTTATGGTACGGCAACGATAGGGAATGTTGTGTATAGCAATGCCTGTGTCGTGGATAGTAGGTACAATCTGATAAATAATCCAACATTAATAACCCTAAAATAATTAACAACTTATGATTTACGAAGACTTTAAGAAGAAAGTGTGCTCTCACTTGATAAGATATAAGAAGGAAAACCTTGGAATCGCAGGAAAGGGTATCTCGTCACATGGTGTGGAACATGATTGCTTGTTTCCCAGACCCTATTGTGAGGAAAAACTGCCTTCTATGTTATATGCTGACACAAAGCCCGTGGTGGCAGATATCCAAGCAAGCCGTTTTGCCTACAAACCCCATCTTGCGGCATCAGCACATGTCGCAAGTTCACAGACGGCATGCATCAACCTGTTTGTTCCAATCCTTGAAAGCGAGCAAGCAGACCAGATACTCTTAGAGTCGGGAGTCGCACCGGGAGGATTCGCCCACATCGACAGAGAACAATTACGGAAAGGTTATTGCTTTGAATACTGGGAGTCTTCATTAGAGGGGTCAAAAGGACTGCTTGGCGATCACAGTCCTCATGCAGGGACTGATTCTGATGTAGCTATCGCATATCGAGACAAAGACAACAAGTTGTGCCTATGGCTGATTGAGCACAAGTTGACAGAACATGAATTTACCACATGCGGAGGTTATCGCTCAAAGGGCATTTCTAAATCTGAGAAGGCTAACTGTGCCACTTGTAGTATGGCAGATTTGTTGAATGACCACGAGAAGTGCTATTATCACAAGCATTGTGGCTATTATTACTGGAATATCATGGATGCTCAGTCCTCGTTCTTCAATGGTAGCTATAAGGGGACTGGTTGTCCATTTAGAGGTGGCATGAACCAACTTTGGAGGAATCAGATGCTTGCTTTAGAACTTGAAAAACGTGCAGTATTCGCTGATGTCTTTTTCTCTGTTGTAACCCATCCAGAAAATACGTTCCTGGACAAAACCATGAATAAATATCGTGAACTCACAAAGAACTCTCATAAGTTCTTTGATTTCAAGTCGGACTCTTTGGTTAATGCAACTGTCAAGTATTTACCCGCTTGGACAAGCTGGTACAAGAAGGTGTATTATGGAATGGGGTAGTTATCTGTAAAAAGCCTTCATGTGAAAAAGATGGAAAATACTTTCGCAGTAACAGGTTTCGTTGGTAAGGATGCAAGCATCCATCAGTTCTCAACCGCAAACTTAGCTCGCTTCTCACTGGCTATCAGCCGAATCGAGAAGAACGGTGAAGAAAACACACGCACCTCAGCCTTCATGAATGTAGAGGCATGGTGCAAGAACGAGTAGTGGTCGTGGGATCAATCCCCATCAAACTCCCAAATGCTTCAATAGCACAGTGGTAGTGCAGCTCCCTTG